ATGAGCAGCAAAGAAACCAAAACAACTAAAGATTATCTTGAGTCTGGAAACTTCAAGGCTCTCTACAATAAGCAGTATGGAGACATCGCGAAGATCTCAAAGCAAGCATCCATGACGCCGCAGCAGGTTTTTGAGCAGGCAGTTGCCTATTTCACCTGGGCTGAGTCGAACTCAATCAAGGCTGCTGAAACTGCATCCTTCCAGGGTGAGGTTACTGAGAGCAAGATCCACAAGGTGCGCGTTTTCACCGTTACCGGCATGTGCCTGTACCTTGGAATCTCTAACAAGACCTTTGAAAGATGGCGCAGCATGGATGGCTACAGAGATGTTGCGGAGTGGATCGACTCGGTTATCTACGAGCAAAAGTTCCAGCTCGCAGTTAACGGGATCGTAAATTCAAACTTCATAGCTAAGGACATTGGCCTGGACAAGCCAACCACTATCAATGTGGAAGCCAATAATCAGTCAGTAAATGGCGAACAGCTTCAGGATGCCGTCAAGTCAGTACTTGACCTGTTAGGGGGATAATATGCTTATCTGGGAAGAGTTAACGCCAGCGCAAAAGCTAGCGATAAAGGGTTTGAGCGAGCACTCATTTGAAAAGATGATCCGCATCTGGTTTGAGCTTATTCAGGCGCAGAAGTTCCAACCAAACTGGCACCACGTTTACCTCTGTCATGAGGTGGAGGAAATCATTGCGGGCCGCAGGAAGGACACGATCTTTAACGTAACTCCCGGCTCGGGCAAGACTGAGATATTCTCAATTCACCTTCCGCCATACGCTAAGATTAAGCTGCCCAAGGTCAGGAATCTTAACCTGTCATTTGCTGACAGCCTGGTGAAACGAAACTCCAAGCGCGTGCGTGAAATCATTGCGTCGCGAGAGTGGCAGGAGCTTTGGCCTTGCAAGTTTGCTACCGCGAAGGACGATGAGATCAAAATCCTAAACAAGGACGGGAAAACTTGGGCTGAAGTAATCTCAAAGGCGGCGGGAGGCCAGGTAACCGGTTCTCGTGGCGGATATATGACTGAGGGATTCTCCGGCATGGTCATGCTTGACGACATCGACAAGCCAGAGGATATGTTCTCGAAGGTGAAGCGCGAGAAGGTTCACACCATTCTCAGAAACACCATTCGATCACGCCGTATGAAAGACACTACGCCGATTATCGCGATTCAGCAGCGCCTGCACACTCAGGATTCAACGTGGTTCATGATGAATGGAGGCATGGGTATTGAGTTCGATCAGATATCAATTCCGGCGATGGTTACTGAAGAGTATGGCGAATCACTTCCTGATTGGTTAAAGCCCCACTTCGTCAAGGATGTGTTGTCTTCTGAATTTGTTGAGATCGATGGAGTTAAGCATTACTCGTTTTGGCCCGCGAAAGAGTCAATTCACGATCTTATGAAGTTGCGGGAGGCTGACCCATACACGTTTGCATCTCAGTATCAGCAGGTTCCATTTGCGCTGGGTGGCAACGTCTTTAATAGCTCATGGTGGCAGTTCTACGGCACCTCAGACCGTTGCCTGGAGTTTGAGCCAGACCGTTACGATTACCGATTCATAACGGCGGATACCGCCCAAAAAACCAGCGAACTTAACGACTACTCAGTTTTCATCCTATGGGGAAGGAAAGGCGACAAGGTTTACTTTATTGATGGCGTGCGCGGTAAGTGGGAGGCTCCTGAGCTGAGAACTAACTTTGAAGCTTTCGTTAATCAGTCATGGCGCGAAAACAAAAACATGGGGACGTTAAGAAAAATCTACGTTGAGGATAAAGCGAGCGGTACGGGGCTTATTCAGGATCTTGCGAAAAAGACCCCGATAAAAATAACACCGCTGCAGCGAGATAAGGATAAGACTACTCGCGCCATGGATGCGCAGCCTGTAATCAAAGCTGGTCGCGTGGTGTTGCCGGACAATCATCCCCTTATAGCTGAGTTCCTGGCTGAACACGCAGCGTTCACGTATGATGATAGCCATAAGCACGATGACATTGTTGATAACACCCTTGATGCCGTTAACATTGAACTAAACATTTCCACTAACCCTGTTGAGCGAATGAAAAAGCTGGCGGGCCTTGCTTAAACTGTTTATCATTGAGGCTGGATTATTCCAGCCTTTTTTATTGGAGAAACAAAGTGGAAAAAGCAAAGGTAGTTAAGGTGGTAAAGGAGGACGGATACAACACCGTCTTTGGCCCTGATCGAAGCGAACAACATGTTAGTGCCGGTGGCTTTGAGGTGTACCATAGCACAGCATCCCTGTACGAAAGTAACGACATTGCTCGCCGCATTGTGGATGTCGTCCCAGAGGAAATGGTTGCTCCCGGCTTCAAGATTAACGGCCTTGATGATGACAAGGAGTTTCGATCATTCTGGGAGGGTTTGCGCATGGATCAAAGTATCGTTGACCTTCTTTGCTGGGCGCGCCTATTTGGTCGGTCCGGAATGCTGGTCATGATTAACGATGGTCGCGCTCTGACAACTCCAGCCACTGCTGGTGGAAAGATTGAGTCAGTCCGAGTTTATGAGGACTCAGAGTTTAAGATCGACTCATGGGAAACCAATCAGCGCAACCCTCGCTTTGGTCTGCCAAAGGTCTACTCGATCACATCGCAAGACGGCAGCTCGTTTAAAGTTCACTATACGCGATTCTATGTTCAGGACGGAAGACGCCGCCCTAACTCATCAAAGGATCGTCAGTCCGGAGGAGCCAGTGTTCTGTCACCATCCGTTGTTAATGCAGTGCTGGATTATTCAGAATGCCACCGCCTTGCAACTGAAATCCTTCGCCGCAAACAGCAGACCGTATGGAAGGCTAAAGGCCTGGCTGAATTGTGTGACGATAACGAAGGCGTGTATGCCGCCAGGCTTAGACTTGCGCAGGTGTCAAATAACTCAGGTGTTGGCAAGCCCATTGGGATTGATGCTGAAGATGAGGAGTACGACATCTTAAACAGCGACATTTCTGGCATCCCTGAGTTCTTATCTACAAAGATGGATCGCATTGTTGAGCTAACCGGCATTCACGAGATCATCTTACGGAACAAGAATACAGGTGGGGTTAGCGCAAGTCAGAATACCGCACTTCAGACTTTCTATAAGCTGATTGAGCGCGAGCGCAAAGATAACCTGCATCCCGTTCTTGAGTTCCTGTTGCCTTTCGTGATCGATGAAGAGGAGTGGTCTATTGAGTTTGAACCGCTATCAATTCCATCAGACAAGGAAAAAGCTGAGGTTCTTGGTTTGGTGTCGAAAGCTCTTACCGAATTACTTGATAACCAGACTATTGATGTTGAGGAGTCTCGTGATACGGTTGAGTCAATGAACATGGGGATCAAGCTGAAGGCCAACCCCGGACCACTGCCAACGAGAGAGGATGCTGAAGAGGCTCGCCAGCAGCAGATCGAAGCAGAAAAACAAAACCAGGGGATAAGCAAAGATGAGAATCAGTCAGGTAGTTAAGCCGTGGCGATTCCCTGAAGCTAGCGAGCGGGCTTTGGCCCGCTCCATGCAGCAGGCTGTTGACCAGGCGATTGAGGTAATGAAGGTCCGAGCCGCACGCCTGAAGTTTGATGCTACGGATGAGGAGATAGAAAAGGAAGAGAATGAGGCGGAGGCGGAAATTATCGCTATATTCCTCGGTCTTCTGGCTCTGGTTTCCAAGCTGGGATGGTCGATTTACACCTTCAACACTCAACAATTCCTGATCATGGCGATGTCAACTGGAGGTAAAGATAACCCGGCAGTGGCATTGCTTAATCAAACAGGTGCCAAAGGTTTGGAACCATGGTTCCAGGAGAAAACCAAACTCTGGCAGACGTCAACCCAGAATGCTCTGGTTAAGTTGGCGAGAGACATATTCTCTGATTGGTCAGGCCATATAAGGCTGGCAGCTCAGCAGGAGCAGAGTGCGGAGGTTGTTCAGGAACGACTGAAGTTAAGATACAGCGCCTATTCCGGCTGGTCAGCAAACAGGGCATCAGGTATAATCGGCACGTTCAACAGCGCCCTAATGAAGCAGCGGTTAAAGGATGTTAACGTTAGCCGGTACATCTGGCGCGGCAGAATGGATGACAGGGAGCGAGATAGCCATATTGCACTTGAGAAAAAGTCTCGTGATGTAAGTGAATTTCCGTTCCCAGGTGAAGAATATAACTGCCGGTGCTGGGCTGTTCCAGACTGGAAATCAAGATACAGATAAGGTGATAAAATGAAAAAGGTACAACGTTTTGATAGCGCCAGAGTGCGCGCCAGATTCGATGACAACGGCTTTATGATTGATGAGCCAATCGTTGCCAGAATCGGCTTGCAGGTCTACCAGACCGCTACAGGCGGTGAGCGTCGTGAGTTCCGTCCAGCTTCTGAAGTATTTAAGGCTGAGTCTCTCGCATCTTACCAGGGAAAGCCAATTACCCTCGGGCATAAAGTGGTTACCTCCAAAAACGCAAAAGCAGTTGTCGTTGGTGCCTGCGCCGGTCCTGGCAAACAAGATGGGGTTGGCGTTGGCGTGCCGGTTGTGGTTTACGATGAGGACTCAATCAGCAAAGCCAAAAAGAAGATCGCTGCTGAATTATCTGTTGGCTACACCTCAGTTGATATTGAGGAACCAGGGTGGGGATGCAATGAAACTGGCGAGTACATTCTTGACAGCCAGAAGAATGACGCAGATCACATACCGGCAAGCTGGGTTCGTTTTGATGCAGTCCAGACTGAAATCGAAGTCAACCATGTAGCTATGGTATTCAAAGGACGTGCTGGCATTGCTAAATTAAATCTTGATAGTGAACAAGAGTTCCCGTATGATCAATCCGTAATTAACCCACAGAAAAAAAAGGATGAGAACATGAAAACCATTAAGATCGATGGCGTAGATTTCGAGGTTGCTCCTGAAATTGCCGCGCACATTGCAACTATTGGCGCTGCCGCACAGACCGCAGCCGCTGAGCGAGATCAGCTTAAGGCGAAAGCGGACGCATTCCCTACTGAGCTTCAGACTGCAGTAGCCGCAGCAGTAGCAAAAGCAAAAGCTGATGCTGAAGAGCATTCTGCGCTGGTAACATTCGCGAATGAGATCGGCATTAAGGCTGATGGCCTTTCTGACAAGGACATTAAGTTGGCATGCATCAAGCAGTTGTCCGGCGTTTGTGCTAAAGATAAGGCTGATGCCTATATCGATACTTCATTTGATTTGGTGAAAAACTCTGATATGATGGGCGCTAATCGCTTGTCTGTTATGGGTGGCAATGGCGGCAAACCTGCTAAAAAGGATGACGCACAGGAAACCAAGATCCCGGATCAGGCAAAACGCTTCCGTAAGTAATACCACTCAGGGGGATTGATTTCCCCCAACTTAAAATAATGGAGTAAAGAAAATGCCTTTAATCAAAGCGTCTTATACTGTCAATCGCGGCCAGGCTTATGCAGGCCAGATTGCTGATACATCCCTCTACAACATCGACGGCACTTGCGCGCACAACCCAAACGCAACCGCAAATCTGCAGATCGGTCGTCTGGTATCCGTGCTTTCGGTTCAGCCAATCGAAGGTCACAAGGTTGTTGCTCAGGGAGCGCCAGCAAGCTCTAAGCCTCTGGGAATCGCGGTAATGTCTGGTGTTTATTCTCCTGGTGGTGAATATGAACCAGGTATCGCAGTTAACGTCATGACTCATGGCCGGGTTTGGGTTCTTGCTGCTGCAGCATTAACTGATGCTCAGGCTGCGTTTGACAACCCGGTAACGTTCAACGCTGAGGGCGTGGTTGTTAACGGCGGCGCTGTTGCCACTGGCTGGAAGTTTACCGGCGAAGTGCTGGCTTCAACTGATCCGGCTTACAAGCTGGTTAAAATCCAGGTACTGCAGAGTGCAACTGCCCCTGCTGCTGGTGCGTAATGAAAAAAGGGCTTCGGCCCTTTTTTTATGTGATTCATAAAATTCTGTTGCCTGCTTAGCAAATAGTGCTATTATAAGCGCGTGCCAAACAATTCTATTCACAGGAAAGGAAGAAAAAAATGACCATGAAATTAGACTCATTTGAGCAAAATGAAATCACCATTGGCTTGCGCAAGATGGGGATCGGTGCAGAAAAGGCTGACGCTGTTGGCTTGTGGACCGTTGAGCAGATGAAGCAAGTTTTGACTCGTCAGTATGAGGCGTCTTACCCTCAAACCAGCGCGCTGGCACTGTTCCCGGTCACAACCGAGCTGAGCCGCACAACCAATACTTTCGAATATCGCTCATTCGATGGCGTTACGTCAGCCAAAATCATTGCTGATTACACTGACGATCTGCCAACCGTTGAGGCGATGTCAACACCCGAAACTGGTCGCGTGCATCGCCTGGGTAACGCATGGCTGATCTCTGGTGATGAAATCGAAGTTGGCGCGGCGCTGGGTAGCTCACTGTCGGATCGTAAAGCCTCACTGGCTCGCGAAGGCCACGAAACTCTGGTTAACCGCCTGGTGTTTAAAGGCTCCGCCCCTCATAAAATCATTTCGGTGTTCAATCACCCTAACGTCACGCGTATTACTTCCGCTGGCTGGGGTACTGATCCTGAAGTGGCTAATGATGAGCTGGAGGATCTGATTGAGCAGATCGAAACCATCACCAATGGTCAGAACCGCGTGACTGATATCGTAGTTCCGCCTTCTAAGCGTCGCCTGCTCGCTAAGCGTATGCCTGAAACTACTGAGTCATACCTCAGCTATTTCCAGAAGCAGAACAGCGGCATTACTTTCTCCTCTATCGCAGAGCTGGAAGACATTGACGGCGCAGGCACTAAAGCGGTGCTGGCATATGAGAAAAACCCTCTCAATATGTCCATTGAGATCCCGGAGCCTTTCCACATGCTCCCAATGCAGCCGAAGGACTTGCACTTTAAAGTGCCTTGCACTTCCAAAGCAACGGGCCTCATTGTTTATCGTCCTCTGACTATTGCAATGCTCGTAGGCGTGTAATAATATAGCCTCACTTGTTAAGAGTGGGGCTTTTTCATTTAATCAATCAAGAGGTGTAAAATGGCTACTAAAACCAATAAAACTAAAGACGCGTCAGAAGAAATCAGCTCGCAGAATACCGAGCTTAAGCCTGGTGAAGGCGAAGTTATCGTAAAGGTGACCGGCGCTTGCCTGGTTAAGTTTGGCGGTGAAAAGTACGTGCATGACAACGAATTTATCGCGAAAGCTGAAGATCTTAAGTCAAAGGGTGTAGGTTATCTCTTCGCTAACAACATCCTGAAAGTGAAAGATGATGAAAAAATGACGCGTGAAATTATTGAGCGTCACCGCGAAAACGCGAAGAAAGACCCCAACGCTGGCAAATCTCTGGAAGAGCTGGAAACCGGGCAAGAAATTAAGTAAGATTAAGGGCGCATATTGCGCCCTTTTTTAATGGAGAAAAATCATGAACGATGAAATCATTGATACCATCATCCGGATCGCCCCGCCCTTCGCTAAAGTTCCGCGCGTAAATATTGAGGCGTGGGTTGAAATGGCTGAAATGTTCGTTTGCTCCACCCGATTTAAAGATCGATACCCCAAAGCAATGGCGCTTTATACTCTTCACCTTATGACTCTTGATGGAGCAGCGAAGGGAGAAAAAGAGAGTGTCGCTGATTACTCGCGCCGCCTGGCAAGCTTCACGCTTTCAGGTGAGTTTTCTCAAACCTTCGCATCCCTGAGTGGTGACTCAAAATCGATCAGGAACACCCCTTGGGGCAAAATGTACGAGGCTCTAAATCGAAAGATGGGCGGCGGGTTTGGCCTAATTACTACACCTCGCGGGGGATGCTAAAATGAATTATGACGAAATAAGGGCAATGGCATCTTCTGGCATTGATTACTTTTCCGATGGTGACGGTGAGTTCGTTTTAATCATCTCTGCAGGCGGAATTAAAATAGTGAACGGCAAGGAGGTTAAAACTCCAGAGGTTCTCGCAGTAGCTAAAGGACTGGTCCGTGATGTTAATGACAGAGACATCAATGGCGAGTCAATCCTAGCGGGAGATAAGCGTGGCATCTTCAACGCAGATCAACCAATCAGCAAGGGAATGAGAATCATTGTTGATGATGAGCATTATGTTGTGGTTAACGCTCGCGCGATAAAGCCAACTGGCACAGTGGTTGCTTATCGCCCGATACTTAGGAGAATCGCCGTAAATGGCTAATTACACGATCAGGAAGTTTGAGGCGGATGTTGATGCGTGGATTGAGGCCGCTGAGCAAAACTTGCTCTATGTTGTTGAGGCATCTTGCGAGGCGGTACTCAGAGATCTTGTTATGCTGTCACCAGTTGACACGGGCCGGTTTAAAGGTAATTGGCAGATCACCTTTAATGAGCCTGCATTCTATGCCCTGAACGAGTATGACAAGGAAGGCGGGAAGACCATTAATTCCGGACGCCGCGCGCTTAGTGTTTACGCCTCAACAAAGGGCGCAGGAATAACGTCAATTTACTTCTCCAACATGCTAATCTATGCAAATGCTCTTGAGCATGGTCATTCACAGCAAGCGCCAGCGGGCGTATTGGGGATTGTCGCCGTAAGGCTGAGGTATTATTTTGCTTTCGCCGTGCGCGAAGCAAGGAGCAGGTAATGCACTATGAATTATACCAGGCGGCTCAGGAAGCTCTGTTTAAGTGGTTCGGAAATTCATACCGGATCATGACAGAGAACAGCGAATTTACTCCGCCTGCAGATGGTAGTCCATGGCTTAAATTTGACTACCTTGAAGCAGCAACAATGACTGTTTCGCTTGACAGAAAATGCAAGGTTTATCTGGGTATCGCTCAGGTTGGCGTTGTCTTCTCTCCCGGCGCAGGCGTCAACGATGCAAGAAAGATTGCCGATGATGTAGCAAAAGCAGCGTTAGATGGTATAATGCTATCGGTCACTGACGGTAATGGGGAGAATCCCGTTGAGGTTGGTTACATCGTTGAAGGCGGTGAAGTCCGCCCGGTACAAAAGCATAATAGCGGCTGGATGATTCCCGTTCGCTTCACAGTTCGCGCAGAGTCGCACTAATAGAGGGTTTTAAAATGCACTTACCTAATGGAGCACAAATTTTTATCGAGGCTGGTCGTGGCGATGAGATTGCTGTTACCGCAATCACCAACGCAAAAGATCCGGTCTTCACTGTCGAAAGTGCTGAAGATCTGGCTGTTGGTGATTACATCCTGATCACCTCAACAACCTGGGGCAAGTTGGCTGATCTGCAATTGCGAATCAAAGCCATTGCTGGCACGTCCGTAACTGTTGAGTCAATCGACACTACGAGCGTTAACCAGTTCCCGCTGGGCGGAACCGCGACAATCGTTCCGGTTAACCAGTGGATTGAGATCCCATGCGTTCAGGATTTGGCTCAGGACGGCGGCGAGCAGCAGTATTACAACTATCAGTGTCTTGCTGATGATCGCGAGCAGCAGTTACCAACGTTTAAATCAGCAGTTTCCCTGACCTACACATTCGCGCATGAATTTGATAACCTGCTCTATCCGGTGCTTAAAGCAGCAGATGACAGCGGCGAAGTTAAAGCCCTGCGCATGTACGTGCCAAAGGCCCGAGAAATGCGCATGTATTCTGGCGTTCTGTCTTTCAATGACATCCCGCAGACTGCCATGAACGAAATGGAAACCGTTAGCCTGGCGGTAGCTCTGAAAGGTCGATTCATCTCAGTCGCGTCAAACGAAAGTTAATTATAAAAGGGGGCTTGCGCCTCCTTTTTTTTTCGTCCATAATCCTCACAACAAAAACAAACCACGCAAAACAGAGGTAACACCATGTCTAAGTTCAAAATTAAACCAGTTGATGATTTCAAATTGCCGGTATCCTTCACTCAGCCAAACGGCGAAGAGGCTAAGGTTGTGTTTACCGTTAAGCACAAGCGAGCAAAAGAGATCGGCAACCTTTTCAAGCTGGATGACGAAAACCGCCCATCAGATGAAAAATTCATCATGGACATTGCAACCGGATGGGATCTGGAAGAAGAGTTCACTGCTGAGGTTATGCGTGATGCGGTTGAGTTCTTCCCTGGAATGGTCATTGAGTTCACGCGATCATACCTGCAGGCGCTGGCTGGCAATCGCGCAAAAAACTAAAACGGGCTGTTTTCCTGCTCTATAGAAAGCCTCCAACAGATTCAGAGTTAGCATCAGTTGGTTTGTCGAGAGACGACTATGATAGCGACGATGATAATCTTGAGGAGGTTCCATTCTTTAGCGACATGCATGACTCTTGGGATTTATTCCTTGCCATGTCCACTCAGTGGAACTATGGCCCAGACGGAATACCAACGGGAATAAACTATAATTCCTTCCACACTGTCGCGAAAATCTATAGAATAGAATGCGAGGAAACAGCCTTCAATGATTTGCGAATAATGGAACAACAAGCCATTAATATCATTCGCAACGGTAAGCGCCCTTAGTGGCGCTTTTTTCACATCTGGAGATCGCAAAATGGTTGATCAGGTAGCAGGTTTAACGCTAGGCGTTGACGTGTCGCAGGTGCAACAGGCGACTAAATCACTAAAGGAATTTAAGCAGGCTAACAGCGAAACTGCGCGTTCTGTTGAGGAGCTTGCTCAGTCTGAATCCGTCGCCACTGCCAAAGCTAAGCAGTTCCGGGAAGAGCAACGCCGGACGGCAGAAGAAGCAAAGAAGATGCGCCAGGAATTCCAATCGGTGCTGGGAACCATTGACCCACTCGCAGCAAAAATGAACAAGCTGGCTGACGCCTCCAAAGTTCTGGACAAGGCATGGTCTGCTGGCGTAGTTCCTGATGAAGAGTTTTTCCGTCTTGGTGCCGTTCTGGACCTGCAGACAGCAAAGCTAAAAGAGAGTCAGCGCGCACTTACTGCAGAAGGTCAGGCGGCAATTGCTGCTGCTGCTGAAAAAGTTGCAGCCAGTAAGCAGTCTGAAGCGGCTGCGCGTCGTGAAGCCCAGGCAAGAGAGTCAGCCAACCTGAAAGCTCAGGCCGCAAGTCGTGGGTTTATTGATTCACTTGAGGATCAGGTGAGGGCAATTGGCAAAACCCGCACTGAGCTTCTGGAGATGAAAGCTGCTCAGTTGGGAGTGAGCGACCAGGCGGCTCCTCTCATCGCTCAACTTCGAGCGCAGGGTAAACAGATGAATGCCGCTGGACTTTCGGCGGGACAATACTCTAACGCAATGCGCATCTTACCAATGCAGATCACTGACGTGGTTACGTCACTTGCTTCAGGTATGCCGGTTTGGCTTGTTGCTATCCAGCAGGGCGGACAGATTAAGGATTCATTCGGCGGTGTTGGTAACACGTTCAAGGTTCTGCTTTCTTACCTTAATCCAGTAACCGTGGCAATGGGTGCGGTTGGTGCGGTAATGGCAGCCATGGGCCTGGCTGCATATGGAGCGGAAAAGCGCCAGCGTGAATTGTCACAAGCTCTCATCCTGAGCGGTAACTATGCCGGTGCAACTATCGGGCAGTTTAACGCAATGACTGATGCTATCGCAGCATCAAGCCAGGCGAGCGGATCAAGCATCCGAGAGATCGCAAACAGCCTCGCCGCATCAGGTAAATACACAATCGCTCAGATCAAGATGATCACGAAGGCGACAGCAGATTGGGCCAATGCAACTGGAGAAGACTCAAGCAAGATTACGGGATACTTTGAGAAAATAGCAACAGACCCGGTTAAAGGCTTGGCTGAGATGAATAAACAGTTCAACTTCCTCAGCGTAGGTCAGCTTACATACATCAAAAAGCTGGAGGACACGAAAGGGAAAACTGAGGCTGTATCTGCAGCGACTAAAATCTTTGCAGACATAATGGAACAGCGAGTAGCAAAAATAGCCGACAGCGCAACGCCACTTGAAAAGATGTGGAACGACATCAAAAAATGGGCTGGCGATGCATGGACTACGGTTGGGGATCGGACTCTGGGCGCGTTGAGCCTAATCACTGATGTTGTTGCCGGTACTGTTGAGCAGATTCGATACCTGCTTAATCAGGGTGATATCATGATCGGCGAATTTGTAGCGTCAACCGCCAATACACTGAGCAAAATCCCAGGGACATCAGGTTTCTTTGATGGAATCGCTAAGCAGCAGGAAGAGGTGGTTAAAAACGCCAAATCCCAAAACGCCGATCTGCTAAAGTCGATTGAAGAGCGTAACGCTCGAATTATCAAGGGTGAAATAGGCTATGTGCAGGCATCAAAGCAATCAGCGGCGGCTGCTCAGGGTTACAGCAAGGAAACCAAGGACGCAGTAGATAAGGAGGCTGAGGCACTGAAGAAAAAACAGAAGGCTCAAAAGGTATCTGTTGACCAAGGTGATAAAGTTAGCGAGCAGTATCAGGCTGATATTATCGCGCTTCAGGCCCAACTTAAGGTTTTGCAAGAGCACAGATCTGTAAATGATCAAATCTCTCAGCAGCAGAAAACTTATTGGAATGATGTGGCTAAGTTCCAGATTCTTGAAGAAGCGGCAAAGACTCGAAGCCTGACAAAGAGTGAGCAGCAGTTTTTGGCTAACAAAGAAACAATACTCGCCTACTCTCGCCAGAAGGCTGAGATCGGCAACATGATCGTCAACCAAGAGAGAATGAACAAGCTTCAGGATGATTCTAAAGCCTATGTCGATGAGATGACAGCTAAGCGGAAAGCCCTGAGCGAAACCATCTCAATGGGTACAAGAGAGCAGGAGCGCCAGGCTCAGATAAGCAAGCTGGAAACAGATTGGACGGCTAAGGGTGGCTCTGTTGATGACATGGGACTGACAGAGAAAAAGCAGGCGCTGCAAGAGTTCTTTGCGGAGCAGGACGCGCAGACCCAAAACTGGCAAGCTGGATTGTCTAATGCGTTTGAAGATTGGGGGGCTGAAGTAACCAACGTTTACAAGAATGTTGGTCAGATTGGGACTGAAGCTTTAAACGGCTTATCAAACCAGTTGACTGACTTTGTTATGACCGGTAAGGCAAACTTCGGCGACTTCGCGAAAAGCATCATCGCTGACATTATCCAGATGACGATTAAGATGGCGATCTTTAACGCTATCGCTGGTTTTATGGGTGGCGGAACCACTGCCGCGCCTGCAGTTGCAGGACATGCAAATGGCGGCGTTGTTGGTAATGCTTCTTTTGCTGGCGGCGGTTATACTGGTGACGGCGGCAAGTATCAGCCAGCGGGCGTGGTCCATAAGGGAGAGTTCGTATTTACCAAGGAGGCAACGCGCAGGCTGGGAGTTAGCAACCTGATGAGGCTGATGCGGGGTTACGCGAACGGCGGTCCGGTTGGCAATACCCAATCAGGTGGCGTAACTGGTGGCGGCGGAATGACTGCCATTTCTGTTGGTAACGTATCGATCGCCATGGGCGGCGGAATGGATAAGCAAAACGCCAAAGCCCTTGAGTCAGGCGTTCGCCAGATCGTCAGTGATGTTTTGGTTGCGGAGTGCAGCCAGGGCGGTAGAATTTATCAACTTGTTAAGGGGTAATATATGGCTGTGGAAACCTTTAAATGGTGTACACAGATCCAAAACAACGGCGCGGCAATGACCGTTACCAACAACATGCGAGCTATTAGCATGGGTAACGGTTACCGCCAGGTGGCATCATCCGGAAGGAACACAAACCGCCGCCAGTTTGGGATCGTTTACGGCGGTAAGGATTATCTAAAGGTTCTTGATTTCCTTTATGCCCACACCGCAAATCCTTTCATCTGGACACCTCCAGACGGAAGGGCGGGTATCTTTATTGTGCAGGCTGACACAATCGGAAGCGCTCCAAAATTCCGTGGCATACAGGAATTGACCTGCACATTTACCGAGCAATTCACCAGCGTTTAACTCAAAGGCCAGCTTTAACGCTGGCTTTTTTTCGTGTATGATCCACTGACCAAATAAACAGGAGTAAAAACCATGACACCAGGATTAAGCAGCAAGTTCGTTAACTGCCTGCAGTCCCTGTATCCGGGCGAGATCATGACTCTAATCGAGATTGATGGCACAAAGTTTGGCGCTCAGATTTACCGCTTTCACGGCGAGAATATCAGCTACTCACCAGAGGAATTGATGCTTGCACAGCAGACCGGTAACCTGGCACCAAAGACAATCCGATTCAATGGTCATGACTTTGGCCCCCGCCCTTTCGGCATCCAGGGCATCAGTATGTCTGGCGACGGAAAGCCAGGAAAGCCTCAGCTTACGGTTTCAAATATGGATTCACAGCCAGCCGCGTTGGTGCGCAACTATAACGGTATGGCCCAGGCAAAGGTTACGATCTGGATTCTCATTAAGTCACTTCTTAAGCAAGACGGATCTGTTGATCAGGGAGATTACCGAAGGCTGGTTTACTACATTGAGCGCCCTAATTTCGCGGATAACCTGCGCGTTACTTTCGATCTTACATCTCCATATGATATGGATGGCCTGATGATACCGGCTCGCCTGACGCAAAGCGTTTGTTATTGGGCGCAGCGAGGCTGGTACAAGACCGGAAAGGGATGCTCATACAACGGTCAAAACGGTTACTATGACAAAGACGGCAATCCGGTTGATGATCCAAGCAGAGACTATTGCCCTGGCGTTGTTTCGGCATGTAAGCTTAGATTTCGCGAAGAGCCTATGGATTTCGGCGGCTGCGCGGCTGCATCACTTGTAAGGAACAGATCATGATTAATGCAAAAGTAAAGATGAAGATTTTCGAGCACGCCAACGAGGTCTACCCAAATGAATCTTTGGGCGTGGTGATGCAAAAATCACGCGTGCAGAAATACTACCCTCTGGACAACATCCACCCGGAACCTGATAAGCATGGCGAGCCAGATCACCAGCAGTATTACGACGCCACGCACGAGGATAACGGCACGATGATTGCCTTTGTTCACTCTCATCCTGGCGATGGGGCAACAACGTTACCATCTGCGCATGATATCTGCATGTGCAATGAATGGGGTGTTCCTTTCGTTATCGTGAGCATTCCAGAGGGTGATATGAGGATTGTAGAGCCAGCATCAGCTCCTCTGATTGGTCGCCCATGGTCATTAGGTTCTTATGACTGTTATGGACTTGTCATGGCATTTCATGAGCTGCATGGAATCAAACTGGCGGATTACCGTAAAACCTATGAATGGTGGAAGACTGGCGAAAATCTTTACCAGGAGTTTTGGCAGAAAGAAGGGTTCGTAGAGACTCATCAGCCGCCAAGGTTTGGTGATATGGTTATCATGCAGATTCAATCTGACGTGTGGAACCATGCAGGGATTTACGTTGGTGATAACCAGTTGCTCCACCATTACGCAAACCGGGTATCGCGTCGAGATCTATACTCTGGTTGGTATCAGGAAAAAACAGTTTTAGTTTGCAGACATAAGGATCTTAAAGATGACATCGACAAAAATTATTAAGTTAAGCGGTTCCCTCGGGCGTCGATTTGGCGTCTTTCATCGGTTGGCTATCGACTCTTTCCCTGAGTCAATCCGCGCACTTTCTTCACAGGTTCCCGGCTTCAGGGAGTTTATGAATAGCCAGGTTGGGCAACAGATGAAGTTTGCCATATTCGTTGACGGTCAAAATGTTGGCGCGCATGAAACTGAAAAGATGCGTTGCGGGCGTGATGTGAGAATCATTCCCATCCCAACAGTTTCTAAGAATGCCGGTCTGATGCAAATCGTGATCGGAGCTGTGATTATGGTTGCAGCATTCTTTACTGGCGGTGCGGCGCTGGCAGCTATGGGCGCATTCGCTTCAGCAGCCTTTATGGCTGGCGGCGCGATGGTGCTGGGCGGCGTGGTGCAGATGATGAGTCCGCAAAAAGGCGGGATGGATATGACGCCGAAATCAGCCAGCAACAAACCCTCTTACGCATTCGGAGGTGCAGTAAACACCACTGCAGCCGGTTACCCGGTCCCGCTTCCATATGGTGAGAGAACGAACGGCGGTTCAATCTGGTCCGCAGGAACATACGCAGAAGACATTTCTTAACCGCAAACCCCGTTGCTATGGCCTCGGGGTTTTTTTTCGCCTATAATGTCGCATCTAACAATGGAGGCAAAAATGGCTAGAATCATCAGCGTTCAAAAAGGCGGCGGCAGCAAGCCACATCAGCCGCGAGAGATGGACGACAATCTGATCTCAAAAGATAAGATCAAGCTTCTGCTTGCAGTTTCCGATGGTGAGATTGTTGAGGAGAATGAAAACTCTCTTCTTCGCGCCCTGCTGCTTAATGACGTTCCTGTTATTGGTGCGAATGGTGAAGTCAACTATCCAGGCGTTACTGCTGAGTTTCGTACCGGGACGCAGACTCAGGAATACATCCAGGGTTTTACCGAGTCAAATAATGAGATAACTGTTCAGCGCCCACTGACAACCGAAAACCCGTTCATCATCAGCGTTACCAATCAGACATTAAGCGCCGTTCGTGTGCGCATCATGACTGATCGATTTGTTCAGACTCTGGACAATGGAGACACGGTTGGCACCAAGGTTGATTTCCGCTTTGATATGGCTGTCGATGGTGGCTCTTATCAAACGGTGCTTGCTGACTCATTCGACGGAAAGAACACTAGCGGATATGACCGTAGCATTCGACTTAACCTTCCGCTGAATTACCAACAGGTGCTGATCCGAGTCGTGCGCATCACTGCTGACAGCAACACGGATAGGGTTCAGGATGAAATCAGGGTTCAGGCTTACAGCGAAGTTATTGACGCTAAATTCCGTTATCCACTTACCGGCCTGCTGTTTATTGAGTTCGGCTCAGATCTTTTCCCGAGCCAGTTGCCAACCATTTCACTAAAAAAGAAATGGAAGAAAATCATGGTTCCAACTAACTATGATCCGATTGCCCGCATTTACAATGGGACATGGGATGGCACTTTTAAATTCACCTGGAGCAACAACCCGGCATGGGTGCTGTATGACCTGATCCTGAATCAGCGTTATGGACTTGATCAAAGAGAGTTGGGAATTTCACTGGATAAGTGGAGCTTATACGAGGCGGCTCAGTATTGTGATCAGCAGGTTCCTGATGGTCACGGCGGGACGGAGCCGCGTTACCTGTGTGATATGATTGTTCAGTCTCAGGTTGAGGCTTACACCATCGTGCGCGATATGTGCTCAATCTTTCGCGGGATGTCGTTTTATAACGGTGAAAGCCTGTCAATCGTGATAGATAAGCCGCGAGATCCGGTTTACCTGTTCACAAATGACAACGTGGTTGATGGAGCATTCGTTCGAACTTTCGCCAGCGATAAGAGCATGTACACCTCTTGCAATGTCATGTTTGATGATCGCGAGAACATGTATAACCAGGATGTTGAGCCGGTTTTTGATACCGAAGCGGCGCGCCGGTTTGGCAATAACCCGACTGAGATTACAGCAATCGGATGCACCCGCCGCAGTGAAGCAAACCGCCGTGGGCGCTGGATCATCAAAACTAACCTGCGCAGCACTGTTGTTAACTTCGCAACAGGTCTGGAGGGGATGATTCCGATGATAGGTGACGTTATCGCCGTGGCGGATTCTCACTGGCAGAGCAACTATCTGCTGAACCTTTCCGGGCGCGTTTCTGAGGTTGCAGGCTGGCAGGTTTTCACTTCATTCCGTGTTGATGCGAGGCCGGGCGATTTCATCATCGTTAACCGTCCTGACGGCATCCCTCAGAAGCGAACTATCGCCAGCGTGGCACCAGACGGAAAAACCCTGACTCTTAACGTTGGGTTTGGATTCCAGGTTCAGCCTGATGCAGTTTTTGCGATTGAGCGCACCGATCTGACCTTTGAGAAATACGTGGTAACGAAGATCGAGAAGGGTGACGACGATGAGGAGTTTGTTCACAGAATCACCGCAGTGGAATACGACGAGACAAAGTATGACGCCATAGATTACGGCGTAGTGACGGACAGAAGGCCAACAAGCGTGGTTGATCCAGACATCATGCCAGCGCCTAAAAATGTTCAGGTTAGTTCTTTCTCTCGCGTAGTTCAGGGGATGAGCGTTGAAACAATGGTTGTGTCATGGGACAAAGTTCAATACGCATCTCTGTACGAGGTTCAGTGGCGCAAGGATGGAAATAACTGGCAGAACGTACCGCAGACGCCAACGACTGAAATTCAGTTGGAAGGCATCTACGCAGGAGTTTATGAAGTTCGCGTCAGATCTGTTTCTGCAGGTGGTAGCGCATCTCCATGGTCAGCCGTAGTTGCTAAATCTCTGACCGGTAAAATTGGCAAGCCAAATAAGCCGATCAATTTAACAGCGACTCAGGATGAGGTTTTCGGCATCAGGGTTAAGTGGGGAATGCCTGAAAACTCAGCGGACACTGCTTACATTGAGCTGCAGCAGTCTAAGACAGGAAGCGTAGAAACGGCATCTCTCGTTAGCTTGGTTCCATATCCTCAACATGAGTATTGGCATAGCGTGCTGCCTTCTGGCTACACTAACTATTATCGTGCAAGGTCCATTGACAAGATCGGGAACCAATCAGATTGGACAGATTTCGTTTTCGGCATGGCTACTGACGATTTCGATAAGATTGCTGAAGTTGTGAAAATCGACATCGAAAACAGCGAAGGTTACAAGGAGCTGAAGAAAGACATCTTTGAGACTCAGCAAGACCTTAAGGCTGCTGCTGCCAAACAGAAAGCACAGGCTGAGGCATCCATTGAAAACGCTCTGGCAAATAACACCGACGTGATCAGGATGACAAAAGAAAATGGCAAAAGGAAAGCGGAGTATCGCCAGGCTGTTAAACTTGTGGCGGATGAGACAGAGGCAAGGGCAAGCGCAATCACTCAGCTTACTGTTGAGTTTGACGAAAAGGTTAACGCTTCAGTAACTCGACTTGATGAGGCAATTGCCAATGAGTCAGAATCAAGGGCTACGGCAATAACCGAGCTTAAGACGCAGATCGATGAGGAAATAACAGCGAGCATTACTGAAATTCAGGAGACGATCACTAACCTTGAAGAGAGCACGGCGTCAACATTCCAAAGCATTAACACACGCTTTGGCGAGAATGAGTCAGCGATCACCAACACCCAGAAAGCGATTAGTGATGAAACCCAGGCGCGTGCTGAGGCGGTGCAGCAAGTAAATTCAAGCCTTGGTAATCAGATTAACGTTGTTGCTCAGACAAAGCTTAACACTTTCGCAACGGATAATGGGCAAGTTGGCGGTATCTACAGCGTTGGCTTAGGGGCCAAGGTAAATGGTCAGACTCTGCAGGCTGGTTACTCTATTGCAATCGACAACAGCAATGGTACTCTTAAGGCTCGCAGCTTCTGGGATGTTGATCAGTTTGCAATAGGAAGGATTGGTGCCTCTTTACAGTTACCATTCTTTGTTGAAGGAAATCAGACTTACATTCGGAGCGCAATAATTAAGGACGCTTCAATCACCAACGCCAAGATAGGTTATGAGATTCAGTCTAACAACTATCAGCCTGGAAATGTTGGATGGAGGATTGATAAGGGAGGAACGTTTGAAGTTAACGGAAATGTCGCCGGTCAGGGAAGGTTAGTTATACAGAATAACCAGATCAGCGTTTACGATCAGAACGGCGTGTTGCGCGTAAGAATGGGTCAACTTTAATGGAGGAGGGCGGAGAAATCCGCCCTTTAACTACATGTTTGGATTTGGTGTATGGAATGCTTCAGGGGTGGATATAAACACCGGATTTGTTAAGATTAACGCTATTGGTTCTAACTCAATACCGCAGGACTTTACGGGTAATTTATCTTACCCACTGCCAGCCGGTTACACGTTAGATTTCCTTTTTCAACCCGCAGGTCAACCATCAACATCAAGAAGAAAGCGGATATCGGCATCAGGAAACACAGTTTCGATCACGGAGGTTGGAGGTGGAGATTATTCACCAGGCACTTATCCGTGGGTGGTGGGTAACTTATTGGCTTATGCGAGGTAATAAATGTTTGGAGCAATGCTAACTGATGCTGCAGGGGTTCCATTTTACATAATGGATACACTTCCACTTTCACTTATTGATCACAGAGTTTACTCAATAGGCGGCGGAGGCGCTGGCGTTAAGGTGGCTGATCTTTACGGTTCAAATCAGATGTATTTCACTTTTGTCAACTGCATATATGGTGATGCTCAAGGGGATAGTAGCTCAGAAAACATTTTCTTTAATCCTTCAACTGGAATTTTTGAGCTTTGGGCATCTGGAGCAGCAAGAACTATACATGTGTATATTTTTGGTTTTAAGTACCAGAATCCATCTGGATATGGCCTGCAGGTCAATGACGCGCAAGGCCGATGCGTAATCACGCATGACACTAAGGTTTTAAGAAATGTTCAGAAGTTGGGAGATCAGAACAATCCTAACGCTTCCGGGGTTAACTTAAGGGCGGATCTTGGTGGAAATTGGGCCATTGCCCCGGCTGACATGGGCTACTTCGCTGGAGTTATAAACCAGGGCGGACAACCGATGCCGATAGTTTCAAGGTACGTTAGTTCAGCCAGGTTTGACGGTTCAACAACCAGGGTTAGGGTGGGTTTTTTTGGTAATAGCTCTGCTGGTTCTGGCGCAACAGGAACGCTAACCAACTACAGAAACACATTGACCGCTGTTGATGTAAACAACTACTAACCCGCTTCGGCGGGTTTTTTATTGACTGAACTCTGATACAATGCTTCATGGCAAAACGCCTTTTAATCGTAAGGAAAATAAATCATGGCAATTTATCGTAAAGGCACGGCTTCAGTTGACGCGGCAGGAAAAATGACAGGCACAGGAACCGAGTGGATGCAGGCTCTTTCTCTAATCCGCATCGGGGCGACTGTTATCTTTCTGAGCGGTTCAAAGCCTGTTCTGGGAAGCATTGCGGAAATTATTAGCGACACTGAAATGAATCTGATCGGCACAGACGGACAGGCGGCGACATCAGGCGAATATGTTATTTTGCTCAGTGACTCTTTGACGGTTGATGGACTTGCGCAGGACATAGCTGAGACGCTCAGATATTACCAGGGCAAAGAATCGGCTATTGATGGCCTGATAGATAGCATTGAAGCTTATCTGAAGCGAGCAGAAGACAGCGCTGATGCTGCAGAGGCTAGCAGCCAAAGTTCATCAGAATCAGCATCTGAAGCTTCTCGCCAGGTGGTTTTGGCTGCTGAACAAGTTGGGTTGGCTGCTGATCAGGTTTCCGCAGCTAAGGTTCAAGCTGATTCTGCAGCCTCAAGCGCAGACTCTGCCCAGCAAAGCGCAAGCGCCGCAAAGACCAGCGAGACTAACGCAGCTCAGAAAGCTACTGATGCAGCAGCAAGCGCGAGTGCCGCAAAGACCAGCGAGACCAATGCGGCACAGAAGGCATCGGATGCAGCAGCAAGTGCCGCCGCCGCCAAGACCAGCGAGACCAATGCGGCAGCAACAATTTCAGTTGCAGCTCTTAAGTCACAAAACCTTAACGATCTTGCTGATAAGGCATCTGGATGGACAAATCTACTAACTGCCAGAAGTGCAGTAACGGCTAGGTCTGATCTTGGATTGGGTAACTCGTCAACAAGAAATGTTGGATCTGCTTCTGGAACAGTTGCCGCTGGTGATGACTCAAGAATAGTTAATGCTGTTCAGCCTAACACCAACCCGTTTCTACTGGCTCTGGAGCTTTCATCGGATACGCCATACATTGATTTCCATTTTAACTCTACTACAGAAAACTATGACACAAGACTGATTAACAGCTCACCCGGCAACCTGGACATTTTGGCAGGAGGTGGAAACGCTAACTTGAGAGTTTACGGGGGTTATCGCTGCAGAACAGGAACAGCAGGTTCTTTTGGTAATGCCTTTAACTATAATTGGAATTCTGGATCTCAGATGGAGGTTTGGGTTGACGCGTCAAGGGTCGGGGCGATGTCGCTTGTTGCGGTTTCAGATAGAGGACTTAAAAAGGATATTGTCTACCAACAAGACGACAACAATGCGCTGGATGAGGTTATGCAGTGGAGGCCAGCGACATTTAAAATGAAAGAGCGTGGAATAATGCCAGAATCAAAAGAAATTCTTGGCTTCATTGCAAATGACATTAAAGACATATCTCCACAATGCGTTGAAGGTAAGGGACTACCTGATGATTACAGCGCAGAAGATGACCCAAATAATCCTGATGCATTTTATCTTAATGATGTATCAATGATTGCAAAATTGACACAAGCAATCCATGCACAACAAAAAATGATAGAAAATCTCACATCAGAACTAAATGAATTAAAAGGAGAATAAAATAAAGGAGCCGAAAGGCTCCTTTATTATTGGGTGAGTTACTGGTGAAAAAAAAGGGCCATATGGCCCTTTAATCAGAATGGGATATCGTCGTCGAAATTCATTGGTGGTTCGTTTGATGCTGGTCGAGAGTTTTGCTGGTTATTTTGTGGCTTTGGCTGTTGAGGTTGGCCCCAACCATTACCTGCAGCGCCGCCTTGCTGCTGACCATCTCCGCCACCAAACTGGCTGAAAACCAGGTTTGCAAATCCTGCTGGCTGAATGCTGTTGTAAGTGGTTCCGTTATGCTCACGGCTGACAATCTTAGCCTGATCAAAGCTGATTGACACAACCTTGCCAACCTGCAGGGCGTCTGCATACCACTTTTGCAGGCCTGGCGTTTTGGCGTTTAAGAAGAAAGTGTAATTTGTATATTCGCGAACGTTTTCTTTATTCTTGAATGACTCAGCAAGCTCAAGAATGAAAAGAGTCTCGTTGTGAATGCGTGGTGCTTTGCGGATCTCTGCCGTTACAATGTGCATCTTGTTCTCCAGTTAAATTAAATGGGGCAATTAAGCCCCATGTTTGTTATTCAAAGTTCTCAATAGGTGTTGCTTCTGATTGCTCAGATTGTACAGATTGAGTGCGCTGTGTTGCAACCTCATCTTTTACTTTCGCAACATCTTTAAGTTGTGGCAGTTTAAATCCGCCGCCGTTTGGTGCTGATTCGGCCTCAAACTTAGCCTTACGCTCTTCGTAATGGCTCTGAACCACGGCGCGATTTGCAGCGTCCAGATTCTTCCATGCATCTTTAAAGCAGGACTGCAAGCTATCTTTGTCCTCGCACTTGTCAAGCTTCTTGTTCCAATCGCGAGCGGTTAACACGGAACGCTCAGCATCGTCATCAGCCTGACTAAGGCCGAAGCACGCAGCAAGGGAGTAACGACGCGAATACGTGAAGGCGGAACCGGCACCTTGAGCATCTTGCTTAGCGACAGGCATCACGTTAAGAAATGAGACAAACTGCCCTGACTCATGGCGAACGGTGGTGATCACCCGCAAAGTATCACGCGTTGTTGATTCGTCCATTGACTGCTCAATATACAAGCCGTTATCAAACAGCGGCTCGCTGATTGTGTCCAGCACAGAGTCAAGAGTTGCGTATGAGTTCTTAAGATGGCTGTTTACGCGATCCTTTAGAACTTTAACGAACATCTTACGGGCGGCGAAAATTGCCGGGTAAACAAGATCGGTTTGCTTAGACTCACGATACATTTAAAATCTCCTGTTGTTGAGTGGTCATATTAACATAATGACCACTTAATTTTTATCAATTAGTGCTTTCCGCAAAGATGTCTTTATTCTGGAACTTCACAAACTCAGGAACAGGAAGCTCAACGCGCGGGCTGTTGTTCTCATATGAAGGCCAGATGTTTCTATCCTGGCACGTATTATACTGATGAATAACGCTGGTGTACTGCTTGCGTCCCAGAGCCAATTGCGGAGGCGTCATTGTAAATGCCAGGGGTAAGAACGGTTCTTTTTTCTCCTGGGCCAGTAACTGAACGATGATTGGACACGTTTCAGAAAATGCCGCTTTAAAAAGATCTCTCTGCAGCGCCATTTTAAGATAGTAACCTAAGTTGTATGCGTGCTTACCAAATTCAGATGGTTTAACGCTCTGCGTGGTCTTGTAATCGGTTATCACAACAACCTCATCATAATGCACGTCATTAATTACCACGTCATGCAGCTTATCTACGTGGTCAATACGGACCTTAACTTTTACGCCAAAAATCACACCGAAGATTGAAATCTCTCGTTGAGCGGTTTTGCTCTCCAGGATCTGAGCGTACTCAGGAATGTTAAGCAGCGTTGCCCGCATGGCTATGCACTTATCGTAGTCCTCAGCCTTGACGATCTCAACCTTGTCTGCGAACGCCTGAGACTCTTGAATCATCTCCATCAGCCAAATTACATTCAGGTCAAGTTCATTGGCTACCATCATTCTAATCAGATCGGGATACGTTTTGTTTGAAGTACCGGTCAGGCCGCAAACGTTTTTAAGATGCGAGGCCAGAGCTGCCTGGCTGGTAAAAATATTCTTTACCTCTTGCGCCAGGATTCCACGGCGATAAGTCGCATTGAATCGCTCGATCTCCAGCATGATGGTATGTGACTGAGTGCCAAACTCAAGAGCTGCTGATGGCTCTCTGACGGAGAACTTCCACGCTGCCGGACAGGTGGCGTAAATGTCAGCCAGGCTTGATCCTGAAACGTACTCAGCACACCATGAATCTTTGTCATGATAATCATCGTTGCTTAGCTGTTCGTTGGTATACACCATGAATTGTGGTTTTTCGGTTGTCATTGCCATTTCTCCGTATTGGTTTGTGTGGTCGATTCTATAGGGTTAAAAGCAACCTCGCAAGCGTTTTATATGATTCGTTATATTATTTATATTGAAAAGTGCGTCAGTTATATTACCGCAGTTTTGATATATATTATTTGATTAATTTCCATTAAATTCAGTGACTTATGAAAGTTATATTATTTTTGCGGTAGATTTTGCATATACCCCTATATGTATACAGCTTAAAAGTGCGTGTTTTTGTGTGCTTTTTAACCATTTCACATGAAATGCATCAGATATGTATGCCACCCAACAAAAACCTACAGCAAATCCAATATAACAGGAATATAGATTAGAGACACATACACAACAACTATAATAAAATTAGGTACTTATAGTGATATTTTAATATATATAACCCGCGTAAATATATATTATTTTTGCGGCATGAGATTTACCGCACTTTTGATATAACTTTTATCTGATGCGAAAACACATGATTTTATTGGCTTTTTTATTTTAAATATATACCCATACAAAATGCAGCTTTTACGAAATGTTGCCGCACTTTTCAATATAAAAAACATATACACCAATACAAAACGTAAAATTCAGGCGTAAAAAAACCCGCCGCAGCGGGTTAATTTTGATGCTGGTTTTTTAGCAGGTCTTCAGGCTGGTAAAGCTTTCTCTCCATGCCTGACTTGAATCCTCCAGGTTTGGGGATTATCACCTTTAATTGACGATCATCTGCCATGTAAATCGTCTCGGTATCATCCGGCCTGCAAGCCACGCGCATCTCCCTTGAACCTTTATATCGGTAGGCGACTATCTCAAGGTTTGAAGGGCTGAAGCAGGTCCATACCTCCTGGCCTGTAGCAATGTGAACGTGCTGAGCATCCACCCAATCAACCACGAGATAGATTGCCTTATCACCCTGACCGGTAACAACAACTGACCCATACGTGATCCGCTTTCCGTAAAATGACTGCTGTCCGGAATCCTCATCTATAAGCAGCAGGTTTACCGCCTCTTCCATTTCTGGGCCATCGCCGCCAACCAGCCTGCACGGCTCAACATGAATTAGCTTCTCAGAGCCATCAGGAAGAGTTGAAACCCCAACCCGGTATGATTCACCATTTAATCCCTCGTATCGCGTCAGCTTTGATTGTGCGCGCTCCAGAGTGCGTGATAGAACAAATCCGCACTTTTCTGGATCAACTGCAGCACTGAAGGAATATCCCGGATCACTTGATGCGATCCTGTTCTTCTTTATGACGTACTCTTGCGGCTGCTTTCCAAGGTATCGCCCAATGATGTTAACGCACTCACTGTAAGGCTCACCGGTCAGCTTCATAAGCCAGCCAATTCCGTCACTGTTCCCACATGCGTTACACACCGCTCCGCCGTCGCCAGGTTCGTTGATCTTGTCAGTCCATCTGAAGCGGTCCTTTCCTCCGCAGCTTGGGCAAGGTTGATGCTTCTTGTTGAATGTCTCAGGCCGAAGCCCGCAAACATCCCGAAGGATGTCAGGCCAAAGCCCTTTGGTGAAAGGCATCACATCATCTTTCTGGTAAAAAATTGGCTGCATGTTTGTGTCCTGATAAAAGAAAAGGCCCGATCATAATAGACCGAGCCTAAGTTTTGGTGATAATCAGAAAGTGCTATTTCACCATATCTTTACGATTGCAACGCTGGCTTACAGCTTTTCCGTTTGCATCGAACCGCAGATCTGGACGGCAGAAAGACGCGCGATACCCAGAAAAGCCGTTTCTGATATAGTCGCGATGAACACGGCGAGCACCCTCGGTAGAGATTCTTCCTCGCATAATCCAGGCGTTTATGGTTTGCTTGCTCACCTTAAGCCGCCTGCCCATTTCCGCTTTTGTGCCGTAATAAGCAAGAACCGTTTGAAGCCGGTTAGCCAGGCTGGCTTTAACTTCGTCTTTAAGGATATCATAGCCGATGCATCTCTTGCGGGGCCGCTTGTCTGGTCCTCTCCGAGTTCCATTGTTGCCGTTTTTTGGACGCTTATCCGGCTCACCTGTAGAAACTGCAATTCTCTCTGACATTTCATAATCTCCAAAATAGCACTTATTGTTAAAAGCCAATGTGTTGTAAAATGCTATTCTATTCGAATTAATGAGTAATGTTAAGGATTAATACCTGATGACCATGAACATAAAAAAGCAAATCGCAGCTCTGGGTGAGGAATACATTAAACGCATTCAGGAGCGTTTCACCTTCGGCAGCATGACGCCCTATGAGTACCAGGTTGTCATGTACAACGAGATCGCAAAGCGAATTGCAAATTACGAGCACCCTTTCTATATAAAGGCTTCAGTTTCTGCAGGTAAAACCGTTGGGTTTGCGATGATCGCGGCTCAGGTGCAGGTCATGAAGTTGCAAATGTTAATCCTTGCTCGCCAGGCTGAAATCGTTCAGCAGGATAGCGAGGAGCTGACAAACTTTGGCGTAAAGAACTCCGTTTATTGCGCCGGTCTGAATATCAAGTCTGCATACTTCCCGATTGTTGTCGGATCAGAGGGTACAGTTGTCGGAGGGCTTAACAAAGCTCTTGCTGACTTTTGCCCGATGGTTTTGGGTATTGATGAGTGCCACCAGGTGGATTGGGAAGACCTGGCGGACGCTATTGAGAACAAAGAAAGCGTTGAGCAGATGATGCGAGGCAAAGACCAGCCTTACATGGTGAATGGTGAAGTCGTTCCGGCTGATTATAAGCCGCATGATTTCGACGTGGTTGTTAATGGAACCGGGCGGGGGCAGTACACCATAATTATTGTTGAGATGCAGAATCGTTGCCGCGCTAAGCATGGTCGAGAGCTGCGAATTTTCGGAATGACAGGATCTGAGTTTCGCGGCGTCGTCCCTATTCTCGTGGAAGACAAGAAATTTAAAGGATTCTGGCGCGAGCAGGTTACGGACATCAACACCGCCTACCTTGTGGAGTTTGGCTCAGTCGTGCCAACTGTATTTGGTGGAACTGACGGACTGCAGTATGACCTTTCAGACTTTAAAGCCAGTGGCATTGACGGCACGGCAGACTTTGACGCTAAGCAAATGAAGGCGATGGAAAAGGCGATTCATGACGATCAGGACATGACTCGACAAATCATGCAGAAGGTTGCAGCCATGGCCCAGACCAGAAACGCTGTTCTCATAACATGCGCCGGACAGCGACACTGCAAGGAGGCAGCAGAAGCATTGCCACCAGGATCAACTTACGCGATTATTACCGAGAAGACCGGAGCGAAACAACGGCAAAAAATTCTTGATGATGTCAGGGCCGGAAAGATCAAATACACATTCCAGGTCATGGCCCTTACCACTGGCGTTAACGTACCAAATTGGGATTTCAGTGTCATATTGCGCAAGATAGGAAGTTTGACGCTTCTGATTCAGTTGCTGGGTCGAGGAATGCGACTGCTTAAGCAATGGCAGATTGACGCAGGGATGATTAAAAATGACCATCTGGTCTGGGATTTTGCCGGGACGATGGATGAGCTGGGTCAGCTTTACTTTGATCCAATCCTGGAGCAGCAACAATTTCAGCAGCGTTTTAGCGGCAAGAAAGACCCGAAAAAATGCGAGTATTGCGGAACTATGAATAGCTTCTACGCTCGCCGATGCATGAACGTAAACTCAGCAGGTGAGCGTTGTGAGTTCTTCTGGAAGTTCAGAAAGTGCGAGGATCAGATAGACCAGCGCACGAAAAAAGTAACCGTAAAGGGTTGCGGCGCTAAGAATGATATCGTGGCCAGAATATGCCGCTGTTGCGACGTTTCTCTGGTTGATCCAAACGAAAAGCTAAACAATAAGGCTTACACCAAAAACGACTGGTGCGATGTTATTGATTTTAAAGTTGGCCTGACAAAAAACCAGCGCGGGATCGTATACACATACCGGCTGAGAGATTCTGCTGGTGTTGAGTTTACGGCTTATGAGAGGTTCTTTCCTGAGTCGAAAGAGCAGATCTGCAAAACACTTTGGAGGAGTAAGGGCGTTGTGCCGCACGTTGCTGACACTCATGATAAGAATCGAATGGCAGTTACCAGAAACGCATTAAAGCTGATGGAGTACGCTCATTTAATAGCCGCCCCGCTGCGAGTTACGCACCGGAAAAACATAAAGAAAGAAGACATAATTTCACGCAAGGATTTTGGAAATGAAACAGATTACTGATAAAGGTGACTACCTTGAGTTTTACATGCCGGATAAGTCTGATATCAGAAAGGAGTCACCACACCAGATAGAGGCTTATCAGCATTTAAAGCACAGATACCCAATGTGGCTGGCATGGCACACAAAAAACGAGGGTTTTAAAAGTTACAGGACTGCAGAGATTGACGATCAGGAGGGGTTGCTAAAGGGGGTGGTTGACATAGTCATCCTGACTGGTTTCCAGGGATGCAAGTACCCGTTTGCGGCAATAGAAATGAAGCGCGTAAACAAGAGTGGGCCTGGCAAGGCTTCACCGGTCAGCAAGGAGCAACGAGAGTTTCTTTCTCGCGTGCGTGCTCTTGGTGGATTCGCTGCAGTCGCTTACGGTTCGGATATGTGCAGGGCTGCGATTGAATACATGCTCTCGCAGCACTAATTGCTAAAAATGCCCGGATGGATTCGGGTATATTAAATCAACCCAAAAAGCCGGAGTCAGGAAATGAAAGACGAAAACGACAGCAACACAGAAGACGCATTCATCTCATTTGAGGAGGTTGAGCGTCAGGATTTTATCACAAACGGTCTGGTGGCGGGCGGTCACTACCAGGCATTGCCAACCCCATTATGTTGCAAGGTTTCAGGAAAGCGATATCTCGGAAGCCAAACGCCTGACGTGGTTAAGGATTTGTGGGCAACCCCGAAAGAGGTTATCGACTTCATGATCAAGCGTTACGGTAAGTATGATCTTGATGCCGCCGCCACGCCAGAAAATGCCGTCTGCGATAAATTCTACACCGAGCATCAGAACTGTTTAAAACGCTGGTGGGGAAGCAAAAAGCACGTATGGCTAAACCCTCCTTACAGCAATCCGCTACCATTCGTTGAGAAGGCAGCAGAGCAGGCACGAAACGGTAATCAGATCGATGTCCTGCTAAACGCTGACAGCTCTACGGCATGGTTCCGCCTGGCTCAGATGCGAGCTGCAGAAATCATCTGGATTGTGGCAGATATTGAATACGAGGTAACTGACGATGAGGTTGTGATTGAAAGCTCACACTCTGGCAGACTGGCATTCACAAGCGCCGAAACCGGACAGCCGGTAAGCGGAAACAGTAAAGGTCAGGTGATTTTCATCTTCCGTGAAATGAAGGAAGGCGAGCAGCAGCAAACGCACTACATTTCGATTGGCGATATTTGCCCATCGGTTAAAAACAAACGTAAACGCAAGGTATCACGATAATGGAAATCCAGGAATTAAACGAAGACCTGATGTGGATCTTATTTCAGGGCATGGTATGCACGGCTCTGGTTGATGCTGGTTTTAATGGTGACGCCTGGAATATGGCATCGTGCCTTGATATGTCTTTTGATGATGCGCGTGATTATGCCGTTGAAGATTGGGGCAGCATCATTAAAGAAGAGCTGAACGAGTATCGCGAAGAAAACCCTAACAGCTTCAGCAATTTGCACTGATATAAATGGCTCGCTTCGGCGGGCCTTAACCAGTAGGTGAACAATGGAAATCCTCCAGGGTAAACAAGCAGTATGGCAGCACGCAAAAGATGCCGGAATGTCAGAACACATAGCCTTGATAGCGCGTTACTTTGAGATCAAGGAAGTTAATATTTTTACTCCCGAAAATGGCGGGAAACTGACATTTATTGAGCAGCGCATGCCAAAGTATCACCGCGTTGCAGTTGCGGCAAAGTCTGGCTTGACCACTAAAGATCTCCTGGCCGAAGCTAAGCTGGAAAGAAAGAGGACGAAATGAAAGTTTTCAATCCATACGATTACGCTTCATACGGCGGGCAAATATATGATGATGCAGATTACAGGGTGATTCCTTGCGATGAGTGGTTGCCGCCCGATTTTGAAGCGGTTATGGCTCAGATAAAAGAAAGGGAAAAGCTCACATTTGTCTATTACTCACCCTCTCACCATTGCTTTTTCAGCGAGAGTAGTGGCGGTAAAATTGAGATTGAGCAGGTTGAATACTGGTTGAAGATCATCAAGTAATCCAGTATCGTTAGCGGGCTAATTTAACCCACAGGAATAATGTAAATGAAACAGAAAATTACTGACGAGCAGTTTCTTGAAGAGCGCGCCAATGGGCTTACGCTAAAAGAAATTGCCTCAAAATACGATATGAATATCCGCACTGTTGAGGGCCGAAGCTCTAAGCTGGCTCGATCTGGTCACGGACACGGAAATAAACACGTCGCTGCACACATCCCGGAAGGCTTCGCCGTAAAGGGAACCTCTACAATGATTCGCGCTGACGGTGAGGAGGTTGTTCGCTGGGTTAAGTCAGAAGTTGACCGCGATAAGCTTATCGCACTCATGAATGCCGCAGCAGATGCTTTTGCCAGTGAGCTACCACGCACCGAGCCAGTTGCAGAGGTTGAGCAGGACTATTCAGATACGCTGGCACTTTATCCCGTATTCGATCTGCACATTGGCGCACTTGCGCACAAGCATGAGTGCGGTGAAAGCTACGATACGAACGCCGCAGAACAAACGATGAATCGCTTCTTTGAATATTCAGTCAGTGCAGCACCAAACTCTAAGCGCGCAGTTTTGCTTATTGGTGGTGATTTCCTTCACTCTGACGGCCTGGACGCGGTAACCCCTGCTAGCGGTCACGTCCTGGATCAGGATAGCCGTTACGCTAAACTGGTTTATGTGGCTATTCGTTCACTGCGTCGCGCTGTAAAAGAGATGCTGACCAAGCACCAGCAGGTTGAAATTGAGATTATCGAAGGCAACCATGATCAGGCTTCGATGGTCTGCCTGCGCGCCGCCATGTCTGCATTCTATGAGGATGATGAGCGAGTTAAGGTCAACGTATCACCTGCAATTATGCACGTAACTCGGTTTGGTAAAACTCTGCTCGGTTATACGCACGGCCACACCATGAAAAAGCCAGAGTCAAGACTTTCTGCGCTTGCTGTTGATCATGCTGAAGCTTGGGGCCAATCCCGCTATCGTTACACTCACAGCGGTCACTTCCATCATGTGACGGTAACTGAGCACGCCCTTGGAATTGACGAGGTGCATGGCGCTCTGGCGGCTAAGGATGCATACTCTGCTCGCGGTGGCTGGCGCTCATATCGCCAGGCGGCAGTAATCATCTACAGTCCGGAATTTGGTGAGATTACTCGCCATATCTATAAGCCCGGAATGTAATTCAATCGGTGCGGGAATCCGCACCATCAACCAGGAGTAATACCAATGCAGCATATTTTTGATGAGATCGAACAAATGAACCTTCCACGCGTGGTTATCTTCGATTATGACGGCACTCTGTCTTGCGGAAAGCATCGGCTGCACGCCCTTCCAACTACAGATCTTCATCTTACCGAGTCATGGGTTGAGTTTAACGGTATGTGTGTCGGTGACGCACCATTGCGGGATAACATCGACGTTATGAATGCGATGTACGATGCCGGGTTATACGTGATCGTCCTGACCGGTCGATCTGACATTGTGCGCAAAGAGTCTATTCAGTGGCTGAAAGATAACGGCGCTCGATATCACATGCTCCACATGAGAAAGCAGACTGACAACCGAAAGGATACGGTCATTAAGGAGGAGTTCTTACGCGATAAGATTGGCCTGAAAAACATCGTTGCAGCATGGGACGACTCACCATCAGTTATTTCGCATTTCCGCAGCCTGGGCATTACAACTTACCAGGTGGTAGATTATGGTGATGTAGATCGCAGTGACCTTAAATCTCATGGAGTAGAAAAATTATGAAAACGGTAATCATTCTTAATGGCCCGCCAGGTTGCGGCAAAGATACCATTCAGAAGCAATTAGCCAGCCTGCAAAACCTCGAATGCCGCAGCATGAAAGAGCCTATGTTCAATATCGTCAAGGCCATGCTGGGAGATGAAACATTTAAGATTTTCATGCTGCACTATGAGGACCGAAAAAAGAAAGAGTCCCCACAGGAATATCTGGGCGGGAAATCCCCTCGCCAGTTTATGATCTGGATCAGTGAAGATGTGATTAAGCCGCTATTCGGAAAGCAGCACTTTGGCAAGCTGGCGGCAAAGGCGCTGCAGAAAGAGCACAGGACGGCAATTTTCAGTGACGGCGGTTTCCCTGATGAGGTTCGCTGTTTGGTTGACTCGGGCTTCAGGGTTAAGCTAATCCGCCTGCATCGGGAAGGTTTTACCTTTGACGGTGACTCTCGTGACTATATCCACATTCCGGAATTGCGTAGTTTCAATTACAGAGAGAGAGATGTAACTCTTATTGACGGAGAGATTAACCTTGCTTGCCGACACGTTTATGAGGCCGCATTTGAATAGCACTTTTTGTTAAAACTCCGTCGGTGGGGTGGTTTAATATTACCCCATCGAAACAAGCAATCCACACAAGGAAATCAACATGAAAAACTTTATGAACAAGCTGACTTCTACTCTGATCTGCACCGGCCTGGGCATGATGGTTACTGCTGGTTTTGTGTGGGTTATCCTCCTGGCTTCAAGTTTTAAAGGGTTCTAATTGTGAGAAAGATGAAAATTAAATGCGTTCGTAATGAATCAAAATGCCTTCCATATACTGTTGGTGAGACATACAGCGCCACGAATGAAGGCAAGGGGATTATCAAGATCGAAGATAATATCGGAGGATGGATGCAGGCTCCATTAAATGGGTATTATTTGGAATTTGAAGAGGTAAAATAACCTCATCAAACATGAAGTTAATAACGGCTACCCGTGTGGGTGGCCTTTTTGCGTTTGCGTCTTATTGCCTGTGCGTGTATCATCCAGATAAAATTGATTCACTTTTAATCACAGCAATATTGAGGCTAGTATGATGCGCGACTTTATCAACGCAGCTACCATGACAAGTGGTGGCGCAACAATTTCCGGGGCTGCTTCAGGTCAATTATTTATTGGTGTTGCCGGTCTGTTTTTCATGATCGTCTTTGGTGTATTTGGTGCATGGTTGAGGCTGAAGGATTCCAAAGCACTACGCCGCGCCCTGGAGGCTGGAGACATCAAGACGGCAATCCAAATAAGGAGCAAGTAAGATGGCTATTTTAAATCGTTACATCGTGGGCGCTACCCTGACCGGCGCGCTGGCGATCACCTCTTCTCTGTTGGGTGAGGTTGAAGGAACAAAGTATAAACCCTATATCGACATTGCCGGAATACCGACAGTGTGCGAAGGCATAACTGGGCCGGACGTCATATGGGGTAAAACTTACAGCCGCGAGGAGTGCGATGCTTTGCTTTATAAGCATATCGCAGTTGCTAAAAAAGTTGTCGATGCGAAGGTTAAACAGCCTATCCCAGAGTCAATGCGCGCGTCACTCTACAGCTTCACCTATAACGTTGGTGGCGGAGCGTTTAGCTCTTCAACCATGCTTAAACTGATCAATAAAGGTCAGTATCGCAAGGCTTGCGACGAACTGTTCAAGTGGGAGATGTACACTAACCCGCGCACAAAGAAAAAAGAGAAGTCGAAGGGGCTGCACAACCGCCGCCTGGTGGAATATAAATTCTGTATTAAGGATCTTAAATGAAACGCCTGATCGCTTTACCTATCGCTCTGATGATGCTGGCAGGGTGCGCATCAAGCCCACTTGATATCGTGAGTGGTGTTATCGGCAGCAAGCCGGATATGACAGCCCAGGTTGGCGCAACGAACACTAAACAGGGTGTTGGCTTGACAGCCAGCAACGACGCCAGCAACGCCGCTGAGTCAACCATTAAGGATTCAACGGTGGGAAAGGTTGACAGCTCCAGCGGGAAGAAGATGAACGCCAGCAGCATTACGGCAGACATCATCCGTGCAGACACAATCCAAATCACTAACGCGGAGCCGGACAGCGGCTGGAAATGGGTTGTTTTTGGTGTTGCCGGTCTGATGATTATTGGCCTGCTAATCGCCTGGCGAATATCCAAAAAGAAAGCCCCATAAGGGGCTTTTTTTTATTCATACAATCTGACGTGAAGAATGCAAATACCATCATCATCATTAAGGCCGTGCTCAAACTCTCCAGACGCACGCATTGATGATGTCAGTAGCTGCAGCAGAGCCAGGTTTAATCCGGAACCGCTCACGGCATTAACGGCACAGCACTCAATCACCGCATCAATTACAATTTGACTTTCAGCAAAAGTGTTTATCGACATCCCGAAACAACTCCTCATCACTCATCTTTTCAATGTTAACCATGAATCTAAGGTACTTGCTGTTTTTCGCGTCGATAGAGTGCAGATCGAAACGGAACGGCCTGCGAGCTTTATTCTTAACCCATGCAACCCCTCCTGAAAGATCAAGATACCCCTCTGTGCATAGGCGAGGTATAAACTCGCGAGCCACCAGCGCGGCGAATTGCTTTGTTGTTACCCCTGCATGGCGGGCAAGGCGATCACACTCCTTATGAGAGAACACAAACCCAGCCAGATTTTGGCGGGTAAAATTGCGCTGAGATTCACAAAACCGGAACAGATCCAGAAGGAACATTGTTACACTCTCCCCAGGAATGTCGGGTTAATGAAAACGTCGCCGTCAATCACACAAACATAATTCATTTCCTCCAGGATTGGCAGGAGGTGATCTTTGACACGTTTCGTCACGCCGGTTTGACCGTTAAAAGGTTTCACCCGGCGAACAGCCTCAATCAGGCTTCTCATCTTGACGGCACCTTTTGAGGCAGGAGCCTTCTTAATGATCGCGTCTGCCAGCGCACGCAACTCAGCATCCTCACCAGCATGCCCTGCAGCGTTGGCGGCAGAAAGGTAGGTTTTGCTCAGCTCATGAAACATCATGATCGCCTCTACCATGGTTTCAACCTCAATCGTGCGTGACTTTTGAGGGTTGGTATTGCCGAAGGCATGCCACTGACGAACAACATGCAGGACAGCAGCAATACGGATAGCCTGCTTGTCAAACTTACCCATAGCACCGCGAAGCATGGAATGCGAGAACTTGCCACCATCTGCCAGATCTGGCTCCATCTCTTGGCGCGCCTTGTTGAGTAATTTTGCCGCAGCAGGACTAACCTTCAGGCTAACGTCACTGTCGCTCATGATGTTATGCACCAGCTTGTAATACTCAGCCACCAGCGTCGGATCGACAGATTCAAACGTTGAATCTCCGTTCGCATCCACGAACACACGACGCCCCAGATAGGACTCCTCACGAACAAGAAGGAATCGCTCTGATACACCGATGCCGCGAGAACCGGCGCTCATGATCGAGTCAATGGTTTCATCCTGCGCGATGACCGCGATAGCACCCATAGCATCAAAGCTCATGTTGTTATCAGCGTTGGCACGAGCTATCGAAACGTGTCCACCATCCCAAGCCTTCAAAACTAACTCACTGTTCGTCTTGCGCGTGCTGTCCTGATAGGTCAGGCCCAGAAGGCTGTTAATACTGGTTGCCTCATCAGAGATTACTGCAAAATTACCCTGTCTAAAGTTGATTCGAGCCAAACCCTCTGGAGTCGTGTCTGATACCGGGAAAATGATATCACCCATGCGATCCAGCTTCTCCTGCAGATCTTCTTGCTCCTGGTAAAGGTCTGCCATATCGCTTTTTGACTTCTCGCCTTTCATCTCATTTTTGAGAGCGGAAAGTTTAGCCAGGATCTTCTTTCGCTCTTTGCTGCGAAGCTCATTAATGCGCTGAACCTCTGCAACCATGGGTTTAATGCTCAGGCTGTTTATTGCTGATTTACCGGTTGATGGTGGCTGGCTGGTCACAATGTACAGCGCAGTTGGCTGTTGCGTGCCGTGATACTCGACAGTAAAGCGCCCAAGCATCGCCGCACTGATGCAACCCAGGAAGTGAACATAAGCTGAAGATTCAGGGAACTGCACGGACCGAGCCGCATTACCCGCCAGCTTGCCAACAATGTCAAAATCGTTACCAAGTGAAATTGCCGGGTACTTCTCGTTTCCGTTTTCAATGTCTACAGCCTCACCCCAGAAGTTAGCAGCATAGTTGTAACCAGCCTCACGAATAGCAACGCGCAGAGGCTTTAACCCCTGAGTGTTGGCGATTTCGATGATCTGTTGCGGGCTGATTCTGCTGTTAAATAAATTCACAATCTTACTCCATGTTAAAGCGCCGCAAAATCACGACGCCTTTAATGCTAACTTAATTGGGCTGATACTTACAGATATTTGGCTTCGAAAGTTGCCACCGCGCAACTGAATCCTACATCATCTCGGTAAAGGGTGTATCCGTAACCCTCATCATCAAAGATTCGCCCCGCTACGCCACCAAGGGCGCGTCCTGATTCAATCTGATACCGCTTGCCAGGCTTAAAGCTGTCCTTCTTCTGGGGGCCAATGATGCGCATACATTTGAGAGTTTTAGTCTTCAGCTCCAGGAAGCGGCAGACCACATCGCCACCATTAGAAAGGAAGATCTCGCCGCAAACGCCAACTGAAAGATAAATTCGACGCTTCTTACCTTCAACCTCTGGACTTTTTACGGTGATGCTGATGTTACCCTCATCACTTACCCTGGCAGTGTAGAGGCGATCTTTTTCGATTGTTCCAAGACCGGCAACCCATGTGCATTTCAGTTTGATTGATTTAGCCATGATAATTAATCCTTTGAAAAGAGTGGAGAGAAAAGCATAGTCACCAGACCTAAGCAACCGACCAAAGTTTTAACCGCTTCGGAGTCTGAGTTAACTCCGATGATTGTCATTACCAGGCCAATTACGAATGCTAATTTCATTTTTGTTTTTCCGTTGTTGTTTTCGATAAAACAAATATACCCGGAACGGAGTCCGGGCTTTTGTCATTTCGTGCTGTTTGCAATAAATACTGCTCGTGCAAAACCACGAGGGGTGAGGGAGCGGATCAGCTTTGTGCGCTGGCTCTTTCCTCCGAGGCTTTTCCATCCAGGATTGCTATTGCCAGAGTTTGCCACCTCATCACGATCAGGCATCACGAATCCATTACCAAACCAGAGGCAAGTGGTTTTCTGGTATGCATCTCGCGCCGGTATGACATCCGGGAATGCAGGGTGAACATCATCAACCGGAAGATAACCGCCATAACGGAATGGGTGAAAAATAGCATTAGGCTTGCGCCATAAAGAGGATAGCTTTCCAACCGGATTCTCGATCATATATGGGCATTTTAAAAGGTCCGCCAAAGATTCAGCAATGCGGCAATTCATTGCCGCTTGAGCCTGGAATAATGGGTTAGCCTCAGCCTTTTTAGCCCAATGACGAGATCCCGCATTGGTCAGGTCAGTGCATGGCGGGAATGCAAATATCATATCAGGCAATGGCATATCTGGCATGCCGTATAAGAAACCAACAAATCCATCATCGATCCAGCAATCAACATAAGTGATGTTGGGATGCTCAATCCTGACCGGTTCATAACCGCCGTGATCGCCTGATGTTGAGTTGAATGCAAAGCACTGATGACCTGCTTCTGCCCAATCGCGCAGCATATATCCCGAGCCATCGAACAAAGAATAAATAACCTTTTTCATTTACGATCCTTAAAATGGAATGCAGTAACCGCAGGCCTGATATCCTTTGCAATCACACTTGTGCGCTTCCGGATCTTCAATCAGGTCAACATTGAACGGAAGGCTATCATCGTCCATATCCATATCACCAAGAGCATCAGCCATGCTGATTTCACCACGAGCAACGGCGTGGCACCATGATTCATTAAGACCAGCAAACATCGCGGCATTGAATTTAGCGCGGTAGATGTCTGAGGTTGGGTGATTATTCATCGCTTATTTTCCTTTATTTCGGGGCGGAACAATCCGCCCTTAATCAGTTGGATTTAACCGCTCAGGGATGCATGCCAATAATATGGCCTTCGAGATTGTTCGCCATGTTCACGAAAACATCATAACCAACCCGGCTAATCTGCGAGCTACCATCAACGCAAACGCCAATATCACCCGACACAAGCTTAGTGAAGCGAACATAGCGCAAGCCATTGTAATCAGTGCGGATTCCTACGGTTCCCGAGTCGTGTACTGCGCAAATGATATTGGTAGCGCCTTTCTTCGTGCTCATCTTAATTTCCTTCAGTTGTTTTATTATCGAAAGCTTTAAACTCAAACGACACAGTAGCACTTGAGCCATCGTGTTTCAAATCATTCCAGCGCCATTCACAAACTTTTTCGCAAGTAGCGATGCACTCAACCCAACCATAATCAAATGAATCAGCGCCGCGACATAGACAGAAGGTTTCACCAAAATAGCTTTGAGGATTATTTTTGGTTTTGTATTCCAGCACGGCTCGAACAATCTCGTTTATCAGCTCTTTCTCAGATCGCTCTCTTTTTGCCTTCATGCTGCTAAGAAAGTCAATTGGATTAGTGATGTCACGCAAAGCAGATGCTGCATCTTTCCATGATGATTTGGCGTTAGTTAATTCAACGTTTTTAAACTGATCGGCTGAAGCGCGAACCAGCGGCAAATCAAAGCCGTCAAGCTCGAAGCGAGCGCCACACAGATAACCAATGGCACCAGCAATAGGTTTAATTTTCATTTATCACCTCCGTTATAAAAACAATGCCAGAAAATACGTCTTTCAGTCATGCTGAGATCTGAATGAGAAAGCCAGTCTGCGATCTGATCCGCGCTCTCTCCGGTATCTGCCAACTGAACAGCTTCGGCACACAAGGCAACCACATCAACTTGCGCACTTGCAGATACAACCATATCGCCAGCGGAAGAATCACCGACATAAAATGACCCGAGCATTGCGGTAAAAGCGATTGCGATTGCAGTAATTCGTTTCATGATCCAATGCCTCATTTCGTTTCGATGAGCCAATAATACCGCCATACGTCCTGAGCGGTTAGGCAAAAAGTGCTATTCGGCATTCCCACGATCAAGTACCCGATCTGATTCATGACAGATAGATAGTGCGCTACTCAATCGCACCAAATATAATCGGTCACTATCATATGGCACGCAATTGAATAGCACGCAATATACTTGCACGCGATTAGATAGCACACAATTTAGTTGTACGCGATTATTATTGAATTTGATCATGGTTGGTTGTCGTCAATCATCAATCATAACGTCGTTGTGTAGAGGCGATCTCGCAAAACATGCTCCTGGCTGGACGATTCATCGGGGATTTTCTGCCGCGAATGCATCACTAGTTATATGAAAGTTATATTGGATTTGCGGTAGATGTTAATCTCAAACCGATATATATTTATCGCAAAAAACTCCTTGCAACTCATGATGTTGCAATAGTTATATTCTTTATATTATTTTTGCGGTAGATTCATCTACAGCGTTTTCAATATAATCTATATAGAAATAATATATATTCTATTTTTGTATATAGATGATAAATAAGTAATTATTATTATCTTATATCATTCTATATGTATTTTGCGGTAGATATACGTATACCCCTCTACATTTGGCTGATGATGAGTTGATATGCTTGTTCCGCGAGATGCACATAGGCATATAGGGGATGGTGCAAAATCTACCGCAAAAATAATACAATATATTCTTGCGCTTCGAGATGACTGCGCCACAAGGGCCGGGCGATTGAGTTGTTTCGATTTGTTATATTATATAAAATGTGTTGCCATGAATGTTATACTCATATAAAGTATATAACTCAAGCCAACCAAAACAGAGGTAAGTGATTGTGGAACAACCAAAAATGACGCGAATTGAGTTTCGCAACATGCTGAAGGATGGGGCCATGAAACTGCTCCAGGGTGACGAAACTGAACTCGTCGTAACGAAACTAATGATTGGTCTGAACGTCGAGGATTCCGACTGCATCAACGAAACCTACATCAGAAATGCCATTAACCAGTATGGCCGGTTCAAAGCATCAGGCGGGCGCGTCAAGGTATCTGCTCGCGGCGATAAGTATGTGATCAGCCTGATGGACGAAGAGCAGATCGCCAGGCTGTCAGGCAGTGGGAGCATCACCCACGCGGCAATCAACTCCACCAGCATTGCTCAGGTCATGGCTGCAGTCATTGAGGCGGAACCAGACTTGAGTGAGATGAGTGGTAAGCAACTGGAAGCGGCTGTTAAGGCAATGGCCCTGTACCGGGCCAGCCTCATCGAAAAGCTTAAGGAGATCACCAATCATGAGTAAGGTAAGCTTGCTAACTAACGCCCAGGTGATAACGATAATGCGCATGGGTTCTGGCACGCTCTACGAAATGTCAGGCAATCTTAGGTATGGCAGGGAGGTTAGGATAGCGGTGGGGCGCTCATTTGAGCGTGATGACGTTGCCTGCAAGAGTCTCGCCCCACTAATGCGCAGGGGGCTGATAAAGTTCAAATCGCAGTCAGTTTGCAATAACTCATCATTTTACGCAGTGGTACTCTCACCAAGCGGGAGAGAAATGCTAAATAAATTTAAGGAAAACAGTCATGAGTAAAATCTACGTTGACTCAACAACGGGAGAAATCCTTGAGAACGTGGTTGAGCTTAGAAGCCAGGATAAGCAAAAGCCTCGGGGCAGGATGGTTAAAGTCACCTGCTCAGCTCCCGGCTGCATCAATCAGAAAGACGTCAGGCCTGCCGACCTTGCTCGCGGTTGGGGTAAGTTCTGCAGCAAATCATGCGCAATGAAAGGAAGAAATCATGACTAACATCACCATACCACTCAACGGAGTTTACTTCGACCAGATCAAAGCAGGCATCAAGCTGGAGGAGTATCGCCTGGCTAACGCGTATTGGATTAATCGACTGTTCAGCCGCCAGTATGACCGACTCATCCTCACCAGAGGCTATCCGCGCAAGGACGATAAAGACCGGCGCATAAATCTCAAGTATAAAGGCTTCGAGGTGAAGACCATTACTCATCCGCAATTTGGCCCGGAACCGGTCCAGGTGTTCGCAATCAAAATCGATCTGGAGACGCAGGAATGAGCAGCAAACCGGTTTACTGTCGAATAGTTAGAATCACGCCAGCTCAAGCTGCTAAGGCATTAAATGCGGGGGTTATTTATGTTATGCATAGCGGTAACCCGCCAGAAAGAACTATGCTTACACCATCAGCACAGGCTGGCATGGTCCTATCAAGTGCAATCAACGAAAGGGGTTATCGCCACTACTTTCTTAAAACTTCCCGATAGCACCGGAGAATGAATCATGAGCAACAAACCAGTTTACCTACGAATCAAGGATATCGACGTAATACAGGCTATTTATGCATTCAGGAAGGAGCTAATTTTCCTCCGCATGCCTGATGGAGAGATGAAGATGCAGCCATACAAGGCAGGTATGGCTAACGCTCTGAGGCTTCACGTCAGGGCGCGCCCGGACCACAGATACTTCATGCGCGTTTCCTAAACAGCACTTTTTGCACAACATGCGCCAAAGGATTGGCGTATTATCTATTCATCGGCAGCAGACGCAGCCAACCAGATGAAGGAAAGCAAAATGATTACCAAAACCGAATTTTTCGCAATGATGAACGATGAAAACAATCAGATGGGCGCTACCGCTCGTGTAGCTTCATATGACGAAGGAAAAGGCAAGACTACGCTGATTATCCGTCAGGATGGTGCGCCTAACGAAGAGCTGTCTACTCACCGCTCAGCCGCTAAAGCTAACGAAGCATTCTCTAAATACAGTGAATGGCTTGAAGAGTGGTTCGCAGGACGCGTTGCCTAACGGCGGGAGCAATCCCGCTATCATTATCTCACCAACACAAATGAGGTATCACCATGAAGTCAGACCAGATTACCAACGCTCTTGAGCTTTTCAATCACTCATGCATGTTTGAACACCTGACGCCCGATTCAGTTCGTAACGCAAACCGCAATCATTCAGGCTACTCGTTCGACAACAAGCCTCAATATATCGCCATGGACAAAGATGGATGCGTTTACGCGTGGGTAATCAACCCGGCAGCGTTAATCTCAGGCCACGCTCGTGAAGGTCAGGATCTGGAGATGTTCTGTAATGAAGGTTTTTGGGATTCTCATATCGGAACCGTAAGTGAATACATCGGGCAGGTTGACATTGACTACCCGATCCGTTCAACGCCAGAAGTTGCATGCTTCCGTATCGACGAGAGCTTTACCGAAGTTGAGCGAGTTGATTGTGACTGCTGCAACGGTCATGGTCAGGTAAGCGAGATGATGCGCGAAGATGGAGTATGCTGCGACGACGAGTGGATTGACGTGCAATGCCCGGATTGCCTGGGCGCTGGTAGCGTTACGTTAGGTGAATCATGAATGCTCGCGGTGTAAAGTCAGTCCAGCTTAGTGAGCAGATCTCACACCTGGCACGTGAGCTTGAGAAAATTCCAGAAGGTGATCGCCTGTTCGTTATCGCTGAGGCTATGCGTCAAATCAAGGACGCCGAGCGCAGCTATGAATCTTGCGGCTGCTTCGAATGGGACATCATAATTGACTACCGAGATGCAGAGGAGCGTCATGGCAAAGAAGCGAAAGCCAAACCTCGTTCTCGTTAACCCCGGACAGCATGACCAGCATGTTTTAAAGTGGTATCTGCATCTGTTCATGACTAAATCACGCCCCGAACCTGGGGCATTCATTGGAAAGATAATGCTTTAGGGGTAATTATGGCAAAAGCATCAAGAGACACATTATTCAGGAAACTTAATGCTCTCCAGCAGCATCAAAAAAATCTGACACCAGAGGCAGTAGAATTGATTTTCAACAGCGTAGGTCAGGACACTGGCAAGCTTGAAACCAATGAGGCGCTGTTTCGTATGGCGCTGGAGATTAAAATTTTACGGCTCAAGTTAAAGCTTGGCTACGTGCAATAGCACTAATTGGTAAAAGGGCATTCATCCTGACTGGTATAATGCCCACTTATTAAACGCAACTGGAGTATTAAAATGGATAGCACATCGGTAGTTATTTTTCTTATGGGCCTGGCGGTCTTCGCCTTCTTTATTGCAATGACCGGACTTGACGCCTTGGTTAAAAATCACCGCGCACAGGTATGGATTAGCACAATCTCAATTTGCGTTTGCTTCTGGTCAATCGTCGCCGCTGTAATCGTAGGGCTTTAATCATGAAAAATTATTTAATCGGCGCATTAATCGCACTGGCTGCAATCATGCTTGCCGGATGTGAAAAGAAAGCGGTTGAGCGCACAGAGCAAATTGGTAGCTGGCAGGTTGAAAAGTTATTCACTGTCGATGGCTGCAGCGTTTACCGCTTCCAGGATGGTCGTGACGTGTACTTCAGTAACTGCCCAGGTCAAGCGCAGTATGAGTACTCTGTTCAGGCTGGCAAAGTTAGGTCATATCACGATCTTCAGGCAACAACCAGCACTCAATAGCACGAATTGCAAAACATACCCGGCAAATGTCGGGTATTATTTTATCTAAACCAATCACAGGAGATTAACCATGAACGAAGAGCACAAGAATATGCTGATTGAAAAGTGCAAAAGTGAAATACGTCGCTACAGCCATTTGGTAAAGACATTCGATCCAAACGAAGGCGAAGAGATGGAGGAATATCAGCAGAACATCCAGGATTGGAATGACATCATATCTGTTAACACCCTGGCTCTGGCATCACTGACCGCGCAGCCGGTTAAACAACCGCAAACACACGATGCGCACGGGTTCCCTGAGCCTTCGCATATCATTAACAGCCGATGGATTGATTCCATCCGTGAAGCAGGCTATGAGGTGCAGGACTAATGAGCTACCAGCATCGAGTTGAATGTGAGCATCTGAGACACAAGCTTAACGCCGCATTGCAGCGCGCAGAAGCAGCAGAGGCGGCGCTAGAAGTGGAAAAGGATATTCACGACGATACTGTACAAGCTATGCATCTTTGGTGTGAACGGGCAAAAGAGGCAGAGGCTAAGCTGGCAGAGCTGGAGAGTCAGAAGCCTTATGGCTACATAAATCCAAAGGCAGATAATACGGTTCAAGAATTCGGCTGGGCCGGGTTTGTAACTCCAGTTTTCACCCGTCCCGCGCCCGCCGCTGACCTGGCTGGGATTGTGCCTGAAAAGGCGTCAATGGCTGATTATTACGAAAACGTAAGAAGCGGTGAGATTGATCCTGAAGAGGCCGGTATTGCTATGTGGGACGCCTGCCGCGCCACCATCCTGCGCAACATTGAGGATGCAGGTAAAAAGCACGAATAGCTAAAAACGTATTGTGCCATGGCGGTACAATCCAATCTCAATCACACTGGAGAACAAAAATGAAACAACCAAAAAATTCTATGCGTATCGGCGACATTGAAACGCTGGTCATGCACGAAGGCGGCTTTAAGGTTGAAGCGTCATACCCGCTTTACATCCAGACCGAGCGCGAAAGCGAGTCTGATTACTTCAGCAATCCTCACATGTTCGCGATCAAGGATGAAAAGAAAGTCCTCGTCAGTGAGCTTGCTCGCGCTGGCGTGCCGTTCCAGATGAATCAGCGCCTGATGTATGACGGCGTGCCGGTCTTCGCTTTTGACATGATGCCGGGTTCGGTGCTGGTATCCGTCAAAGAAACGATGGCCTGGGAGAACGCTCCGCAGGCAGGCTCAACGTTCTGGATCAACTTCAGTGACGAATACCTGAAGTACACCGGAGAGTAACATGCGACGCCACCAGGTAACATGCAACTGCAGCGCCTATGATTTCCCGCACCGATTCGGCGGCGGCAGATGCTCAGGCTTTTCAGTTGTTGAATCTGCCATTGGTGGCGCTCACTGTTCCAGTTGCCACCTGAACAACGCGGGCTGCGAAGTGATGAAAGGTCAGGAGCATCCGCGAGAATGTCCAGCCGTCCAGGACTTTATCCAGTATTGGGAGATAAAATTATGAGCAAGTCAGATCGTTCAGACCTTGAGCCGCATACCATTTACCTGCTCTCCTATTGCCCCATCATGATTTGCATCACGCAGGAGGTTGCTGAAAATGTCGCCGCTAAGCTGTACAAGGCTGGCTCATACCGCATCCGCCGCTCAACTGACGATGATATAAAATACGTCATTGGTGAGGAGTAGCACTTTTTGCCAAACATGCCCGCCGCCGTGCGGGTATTATTGCCTCATCGAAACTAGAGGAGATTCAAAATGTCAAAACGTAAAGCTGTTGTTCTCCTGCTGGGTCCGAGTGTTTACAACGACGCTACTTTAAAGGCGATTCCATACCCAATTCTTGTTGAGGCTGAAATTTGCAGCGTTCTTACTAACCACGCCTCAGTAACAGAATCGGCTGTTAAAAAGATTCTGGGCCTTGATTGCTGGACCGGTTATCTTACCTGGTTCAACCCACTGTTTGGTCTTGATGATTGTGAAAAATCATGGGAGGAAGTTGATGTAAATCCTTTCGAGAAATGGAACCTGCTCAAAAGCTCGAGAGATGTTGGCGCAATGCCACCTGCTATCAACGTAATCCGATAAGGTGATAAATCACCAAGGCAAAAAACAAGCCGCTTAGAATAGATTCTAGGTGGCTTAAATCAAGCGAGAAAACGTAATGAAATTGAAATGCACCAAGTCCAACAGTGATTTCTTTGTTCCGGGGGCGATTTACAACGCCCAGAAAGGAAAATGCAGCAAAGCAAGCTTTATTCGTGGCAAGGGCGATTACATCTTTGTGCTGAGAAAAGTGGCTGCTGGTTATCGTTGTGGTGGAATGCTTTGCGATCCAGAGGCAACATTCAAAGTGGTCAAGCCTGAGCTTTCGCCACAAGAGAAAAAGAAACGCCGTGATATGTGGATCGAGATCTGCATTCTGTCAGTCTGTTCAATCGTGCTGTTAATCGCTGGAGTGATGAAATGAAAAAGTTAAAGCTGCGCTGCATCTGCACGCCAAATGATCTGGACCTGGTTAAGATCCTTGCAGAACGAGTAAACGAATGCTATCACGTTGGAGGCACTTATTTTGCGGAGCCTCGCGATAAGCTGACTCAGCTCCAGTTGGATTCCGGATGGATTGCTGCATGGGATCTTGTACATTTTGAGCTTCCATTCAGTATCAGCAAAAAGCCGGACGCCAACAACCGGAAAGGGCAGTCTTACTATATGGTCCCCGGCGTTCATGGTCTGGTTTTCACAGATAAGATGCACAATCTTGAAGTGCGCGACACGCGGCGAAATAGCGATTGGGATAAGCTTCAGGATAAGCGAGTAGTGCGCCGGATGTATCGGCAGATGGCAAAGAACTTCGCCGGAGCTACAGATCTTCAATCAGCCCGAAACCATAAGCGTTAATAAAAAAGCCTCCATAGCGGAGGCTTTGTTGTTTATGGTGCGGTGCCAGAGTAAACCATTTCCGCTGAACCCCTCGCCCAGGCGCTTGCCTTGTCGGAGATCGGGCCGATAATCTGACCTTCGCTGAAAGTGAAGTGTGCCACGTCAAAGTTTTCGGGGGCAGAGTCACCGATGTAGACGAGGGCGAAACCATCCTTTGCCTGAGCGGTAACAATCTCAGTAGCGTTAGCGAATCGGAACCACTCGCGCGGCTTCAGTCGTTCTTTAAGTGTTGCCATTTTTATTGCTCCAGTAAAATTTTAGTGATGAATCGAGTTGACCAATCAGAAGTAGTAACCGGGATTGTAATTCGTCCAGCTTCTGCCTGCAACTTAACGCTGCTGCCGTTGCTGAAAGTAACAGTGGCAGACGACGCCAGCGGCTCCTCAATATAGGCTGACATTGCCGATCTCGAACCGGTAACGCCAACACCATTGATAATTGGTGAGGTGCGGTTTGCTCCTGGCTCAACCTGGGCCAATGCCGTGTCAACCGATGTTGCAGATCGCTTGCGATAGCAGCTCGCCACAACCGGACCGGCTGGCAAAACTTTGGTCCTGCCGTACAGGTATAGCGATGTACCCTGGCGCGCCGCGTACCAGCGAAGAGCTGAAGCTGTAGGCAGTGAGCCTTTTAGAATCACAGATTGCCATGGCCCAGAGTCGCCCGGATCAAACTGCTGCTGAATCCACGCCGAAACCTCAGAGTAAAGCGCAATAAAAATTGATCCGGGGTTTGACATCGCCGCCTTGACCCCAATGGATGAGTCGGAAACGGTAACGGTAGTTCCGCCAGAGTAAACCCAATCCTCTGTAGTGCCGAGAGAAGCGATGCTTTCAAAGTTAGTTGATGGCTGATAGTTCGTAGACGCCCGTTCTGGCTCGTGTCGCCCGACAGCAGATCCCGCGATGTATTGCAAAGGCCATTCATTTGCTGCAGACTGCTTGATTGTTCCGTCTTGCGATAGGTAGCTGTGAGCTGGTCCAGAAAACCTCACTCTCGGATCGAGAGAAGCAGCCAAAAAGCTGATCTCGGGATTCTGAATGACCGTTCCAGAGTTACCGGCGCGAGCGCCAAACATCATCGGCATAAGAATGCCAAATCTTGAATTTCTCATGGTTTTATCTCCGTTAAAATGAGTTGCGATTATAGCACGAATTGCTAAAACTCATATCCTGAAACCAACCATAATAGCCACATCGACAACAACCACTGAAGGAATAACAAATGAAAACTTTCATCCCCAAAGGCGATAAATTCATTATCACCTCTGCCAGCTTTATTGCGCCGCAATCAGTTGATGGTTTTACCGCTAACAAACGTTACCAGCTTTATAATGTTAGTTATGGTGATATTCGCTACGGATTCTCACATTCAATAAACAAAGACCTGCCGATCTATGGTCTTGCCACTAACGATGATGGGGTTGAGTTCCTGGTGGGTAACGTTGGTCTGAGATCACACGTTGGGCGCAGACTTTTTAGTGAGCTGGTTGTTTTCAACATCGAATCATCATACGACAACCACGCCGCACAGAAGAAAGCACTGCGTCACCGCCACATGCTTATTCGTGCATTCGTTAAGCTGGGCCATAGCTACGGATGGTGCGACAGCAAGATCAAACGCACATGTTTCAACATCAACCGCAAGCGCGGCAACAAGTATGAGACGCACACACTTAAAGAGTGGGCGCGCCAGATGGCTGCGCCGTACTTCAATGATGACGGCTATTTGGCAAAGGTTGATTACATGATCGACGAGCAAGATCACGAAATCGATCAAGAGTTCTTTGATGCAATGGCAGAAGAAGATTTAAGCAACTGGTAAGCACGAATTGTTAAATGCCGGTCTGCAAGATCGGCTATTATAAACACTCAAAAAACGAACGGGAATAAATCATGAACACCAAAAACCTCAAAGTTAAATGCCTTAAAGATTTCTCTGAATTTGGTTTTACTGAAGGTAAGCTTTACTCCGTTGAATCAGCAAAAAAAATGCTCGGTAGTGATCATTGCATTCAAGTGACTATGGAGACAAATGACGCAAGACAGCATGGTGTATGTTGGATGAAGGAAAGTATGCGATCAGGTGACTTATCTTTATCAGAAAGATTCGAGCTGGTTGTTGAAGAAGATGTAACGGCTAATTCTGATGACATCGGCGACGCCATTCAATATTCCATTGATTGCGCAGCTCGGGCTGGCGGACCAATTTTTGCAGCAATGAAGCGCGGCGGTTACTTTGGTAAAGGCTTTTTGCCTCGCTGTGTGCTGACTGACCTTGTTACGCTGATTAGCAAGCCAAACCCGGATGAGGGTGAGGTTTACGGCGCGGGCTTTGAAATTGGCTTTGGTGAGGTTAAAATCCAACCAGAAAACGGACTAATCAGACAGCAAAATGATGATGGCACGGTTAGTTACTTCTCTGATCTTGTTCACAGATCACCATTAAGTGAGCGCAGTGATCAAGTAACTAATCGTCAAGTTCTTGAGGAGTTGCGTAACGTCCTGCGCTGCCCTGATGGTGCAAATATCGTTATCTGGGCTGAAATCCTTGCTGCTGGCTACTTCGGTGAAAAGCATCGCAAAGGCGGGGCCATTGAAGACGCGATCCACTACAAGAAAAACGGCGCATACAGCGACGAAACGCTGGCGAAGATTCTCGCGGCAATCGTGAACGATGGCACGAATTGCTAAAACTCCCGGTCGGGGTTGCGATATAGTAACCCCACTGAAACGCAACGGAGATAAGCAAATGTCAAAAGTTAAAATCAAAATCCTGTTAACTGATCGCGTGGGTGATCTGCAGACTGAAGATCTGGCAGATTGTGGTTTCAATGCCGGTGATGTTGTATTTGCCCACCTGCACGAAGACGGCTCAGCAGAGGTTGAGTATTGCGATTTTTACCGCGCAACATGGGGTGAGGGTTTCATTCATCTTGACGCGGAAGAGTTTGAGGTGATTTAGTGATCAAGTATATTCATTACTTCATGGTGGCTTCAGGCCACCGTTACCGCGAGATCAAGCACGTTTACACGGATGAAGATGAAGCCATGATGGCCCTTCGTCTTTGTGGTGGTCGCGTTGAGGTTGTATCGGTTATTGGGGAGTTCAGATAAGCCATGTACTCTGAGTGGTGCTTTCGAAAAATGCTTGAGGCTCAGGCCAAAGGCGACATTAAATCAGTGGCTGATTACTGGCAGTTGGCCCAGGAATGGAATAGTAAGGGGTTTTGATTATGTTTGGACTAAGTGAGCCTCATTACAACATCTGCAAGCAGGCTGCGCGCCGCTGTAGTGACGAGCTTGAAAAGGCAATACGTGAGAGTGGCAAGACTGCACGAGCGCGAGCTAAGGCTTACAGTGAGCTTGCTGGTCCATGCATTGACAAACACCATAAGCAAGTTTCTACGTTGATGCCGCGCCTTACTTTCGCCTGGTTAATCGGGCATCTTAATGATCGATTTGGTCATGATGATGGCGAGTATGAATAATAACCAATCAGTGCGCATGGCTTAATTAAACCTTGCGCTGTCATCAACCATGAAATAATATTCAAGTCGTCGGGCGGCGATGGAAAACTAAGTTAACCATGACCGACAAACCCGAAAGCGGCGCATGAAGTCGCGACAAGGCCCACAAATCGGAGGATTGTGAAACCTCGCCGGATTCCGTAACCGGCACCAATTAAGGATCGAAAAGTGAAAACCTTTGACATCAAAGTTACAGTTAGAAAGATGGGGCGTAAATGCGCCAACTGCATTCAGCGGGCAAACGGCAAGTACAAGGCGGAAAATGCTGAGGCTGCAATTGCCATGATGAAGCAGAAATTAAATGTGGACCTGGATACACATCAGGTTTCAATCGATCTTATTCGCGAGGTGTAAAATGCATGCTCTTCTGCTCATTCTCTTATCATTACTTTGTTTGGTCGCTGGCGTATTTGTCGGCATTGTTTTGTTCGCGGTTAAGCTGCATATTGACGCCAAAAAAGGAAAGGCAGTCTTCGCCTTCCGCCACTGGAAAAAAGATCAGTGGGTAGTAATTGGCAACCTGCTTTCAATCTCAGCTAACGTAACTGAACGATTGCGAAAGTCAGACCCCAAAGAGCCATGCGACTCAGTTCACTATGTCTCATTATAAATAAACCCGCTTCGGCGGGTTTTTTTACGCCTGTACTTTGCTATAATCCAAATCCATCGTAACAAGGAGTGCAGTC